TTAGTTGCCGTACTGCGCTCTGTAGTACGCTTTTATCGCTGCAATCTCAGCCGCTGACTTAACAGAATCAAAAATAAGGATTTCCCCATAGTTGACATTGTTAGCCGCTGTGGCGGCCAGGGTTAATACCGTGTTCTGGTATGTAATCGAAGAAGCGCTGGCTACTGCCATGGTTGCATCGTTGACATAAACGGTTTCAATATCTGTAACCGGGTCATAGTTCACAATAACCAGATCTATGCCGGACGATAGCGAAACGCCGCCCTGTTGCGTAGATGCACCTGTTTTGTAGTAATACAACTTGTTATCAGTCTGCGCCTGGAGCCGCAAATGGGGGCCGGAAATCAGGAATGTCGCCTGAGTAGCGTTATCCCGTTTAAATGCAAATGCATATGCATAACCTTTTGCTGCATTTTCAGGAAAGACTTTTTCTGACGTCACACCGCCATTGGCCGTCAGCGCGCTCTTCAACGTTTTTATTCCGTTCAGTGTTGACTCTGAAATAGCGGAACCCAGTGCGATGGTCATATCACCCGCGCGGTCAGCGAGAGTTGATACCCGCCAGTCAAAATAGTGCGAGGGGTCCCAGCGGCAGGTTTTATCGTCGCGCTCGGAATAAGTTGACGCGATGCCGCTGTTAACAGCTACGGGAATTTGCAGGAAAGTCGTTTTAGCCATTTTGTTGTTCCTTTCTGAGAGATTGTACGGCGTAGTTCAGGAGTGCGCGTTTCGCCTGATACGCGCCAATAATTCTGGCTCCGCGTGCGTTGGGGTGCGGGTCTGCCGGGTTGGTGGTGGAATAGGCGTAGCCGTTCTGGAACGCAAAATTTGAGTTGCGGATAAGGTCACGAACGTTAAATCCCAGCATTCCATATTTAGCCTGAATGACGTCAAAAACTGCATCACGCTTAATGTGGTTGTCGCTGTACCAGCGCTCCAGAAAAACAGGCACACCCGGCAACGCATCCTGCACCCGCTCAACAATGGCGCTATAACTGGTCAGAAATTCTGAATCGGTCAGCGCGTAATCATTCTCGCCGAGATTGATAAACACCAGATCAGGCGCAAAATACTGCATCCAGTATTTCTGGTACGAGGCCGTCTGGTTCAGGTGATATGCCGCAGTCGCGCCGCCCCGAGCGTACCGAATAACGCGAACGCCGCCAGCAGAGTTGATGCAGTTGAAGCTGACAATCGCAGGATACCCGGCCTGACCTGATGCGGGCGGCTCTATCTCCAGTGAATAACGGCCGGTGCCAGGGCCAAGACCTTCGACGCGAACAATGGTTATTGTTTCACTGCCCTCGGGGTTGTTCGCTACCGTAGCCGTCTGCCACTCCCCGGAGCCTGCCGGACCAATGGAGCCATCATCATTCCGGTCGGTCGCACGAAAGCGGAACTGGCTGGAGGTTCCGGCGTCTCCGGTACCAGTAAAACCAACCTCGACAACATCGTGCTGATAAATGGGGTTGCTGCGGGACGCATCTTTTACCCGGAAAAATAAATTAGTGCGACCTGCCCACGGAACAAGAGCAAAATTCAGCGGACCGCACTTTTTGCCGTAGGTCTGGTTATCCACCCAGCCAGAGTAGACCAGTTCCATATTCAGCAGGTCGCGAGAGGCGGTATTGTCGTTTGATGGGGCGAAGTACCCAATACCGCCATGACCTAACTGCGCTGCGAAAAGATTATACATGGCGTCAATGGCGCCCAACCCCCCTGTGCCTGCGGTAAGAGAATCAGCCGGCCCACACATAATGACCAGATATCCGCCAGTATATGCACGCTCCTGCATGGCGATGAGATAATTAAGCAGGCCTGTCTCCGGCAAAGCTGTCGCAACTGACGACTCACCAGAACCCATCAACAGCAGTTGATTGTCAGCTCCAAGCACGGCGAACGGTGACGAGGCGTATCCTCTGAGAATTGATACTCCGGCATCCTGTAAAGAATCAGATGTGAGAAATGACGTCATCTCGCCGTCTGTACCGATGACTGCCAGTGGTTTTCCCGGTAAGCCATAACCGTATTTAATATCGGCTCCAGCATCACGCAGCCTGTCACTGTCGGCACCATATTCAAGGACCTGATAATCAGTACCAATAATGACAAATTCATCAGTCCCATATCCTCTGAGAAACCTGACACCTGCGAAGGTAAACATGGATGGCATCTGGCGCCCGGTTGGCTGCAGCGTCCCGCTAACGTTCATGACCTCAACAGCCAGCGCGCTATCGTCCGGGCTGCGGTAATACGTCGTAGAGCCCTCCGGGATATTCACGATGTCCGCCTGGGCAGCCGCCAGCGTCGCGTACTGCTTACTGAGCGGGATCAGGTTCTGCCTGATCTCATCGTTTTTCGCCATCATCTGGCGCCAGGTATCGAGCGGTTCACCGCCGCGGTCGTTAACCGTTCCTGCCGGACCGTTAACCAGCTCGTCAGCGCGCTTGACGTTATCCAGGAAGATTTCAGGCGTCGTCGTTCCCAAAGGCGGGTTAAGTTCGGCCATGTTTTTTGCTCCAAAAAGAGGCTTCGCCCAAACGAGGGTTTGAGCGAAAAGAGTTAATTAGGGGGATTTGTGGTTTTAGGCGACGTCGCCGGGGTATGTGGCGTCGTCGTACTGGTAGAACGATTCGAGGTATTCTTTAGCGGTGACCTGACAGGTTCCGTCTGACTGCGGAGCGATCTCCTCTACAATGGCGTCGTAGACGTGGCGCGTTGAGCCACAGAACACCAGGCGGATCGGCTCGATGGTTGCCGACGACAGGTCAACCTTCATCGGGTCATCAAACTCGCTCAGGTGCGGGACTGACAGCTGAAAATCGCCCACCCTGCTCGCCACCATCAGCCCGGATGCAGAGCCATCCTGATAGCGGATCAGCGCTCGGGGATTTTCGAAAGACCAGTCCAGCGGCTCCGTAACGGTGAACGTTGTCACGCCACCAGCCGTTGTCATCGCCTCCACCAGACAGGAAATCGTGTTGTTACCCGGAATATCATCCGTGAGCACAATGCGATCGCCCGTGTTGTAGCACAGCGCGTCCAGCTCGGTAGTGGTCTGGAACGTCACCCGCTGCTGCAGGTATTTCATCAGGCGACGCATGCCGATCTGGTAGGCGTGATCCTGATTCAGTACCCCATCGAGTTTGTAGTTCTCGATTTTCACCGGCGCGGGATTATCAGGCGTCCGGCATTTAACGGTCTCCTCCGCCCAGGTAGTCCCGTTGATGTATGTCACGTCGACGCCATCAAAATCATCGTCGGACGGTACGGTAAATCCGCTCTGCAGCTCCTCCACCATCTCATGCGGAGTGATCACGCCAGTCCAGGGCTTAATCCCCTCACGGTTGACCGTCGCCAGGCCATCACTCAGCAGAAAACGTGACTTCCCGGCATTGGCTATCATCTGCAGCATTTCCAGCGCTGAGATACTGTCTCCGGTAGCGAAATCGAAATTTTCGCCCCGTGGCGTCCAGTACGCGGATTCCAGCGCGTTGATGGTGTCGACATCCATCTCCAGCCCCAGCGAGTTCCCGACATGCAGCAGCGCCCCCGAAATGGTTCTGGCCGTTCCTGAGTCATAGGCGCGTGTGGCCACAACGTTAACGCGACGGTCTGACTGCGCCGCCAGCTTCCCGCCCATCTCAACGGTCGCTGCCATCAGCGAAACGCCGGGATAGGATGAAGGGCGCGTCAGCAGTCGCCCGCGCAGTGCCTGCCAGTACATCGAATCCCTGGCGTTGTTTGAGCCCTGCTCATTGCGCCGACGGCAGCGAACCTCTACCAGTCCCGGAGAACTGAGGGTGATCCGCTCAGTGAAACCTAACCCGTTGATGTTTTTAAGCGCGTACTCTCCCTGGTGACTCACCCACCCCGATCCGGAACCATAGACGCGATACTGAATCTCCCACTCAACGTGGCGAATCCGTTTTTTGCCCTTACTGTCAAAGCCACAGATGCCGTTCGGGAAAGAGAAATTCACTTCAAACGCATCCACCACTTCATTCTCAGGGCAAACCAGGAACGGCCCCAGCCAGCTCAGCGTGTCGTTAAGACCAGTGGCCTCATAGTCGATCATCGTCCGGGCGGAGAATCCCGGCCATGACTCATCAACGGCACCGGAAACCAGGCGCGCCACCGTCGCCGTCGTGCCGTCAGCTGACACAATCCGGTACTCATTCCCGCGGTGAGCAAGTGAAAGCCGTTGCACCCCCTCCGGCATGCCGGAAAAGGCCGTTCCCGTGGCAGAGTTATAGGCGAGTGTCACATTCGCCGTTACCGCCGGGCTGCCGCCGGTTGATGCCGTGCCGGAGGTGTAAACCGGGGCATCACCGAAAACAGCTGCAGGCAGTGAAGAGGACGTGATCGCCCCACCCGCGAACGGACTGGCCGACTCGGTTATCAGTACGGTGCCGCCGTTGTCCTGCGCAACCAGGCCGGAGCCGGTGAGTCCCTCGGTGATGGCCGCCAGCAGTCCCGACATCGAGACGTAGTTAGCCACCAGCGACACCGGGTAGGTAACCCCCTGCCAGGTGATCGTGAACGTGCTGGAGCTGGTCGAAAAATCGTAGCTGATCGGGGCCGCACTGGCCTGGAGTTTTACCGCACTCCCCCCTGTGCCGGGCACTGCAGCCTGACCGGGGGTATATGACGCGATAAACAGATCGTAATCGACAGAGTTAAACCCCAGCGTCACCGGCATACCTACTACCGGCGCGATCTCCGTCAGCAGCGGGCTGGCGATAACACTGTATCCGGCCGCCGAAGTGATCTGGTAGTTCGCCGGGGCTTTCAGTTCGACCACGGCGCCGGCGACCCAGCTGGGCGGTAGCGCGTTATCGTTCTCGTCATTATCGTCATCATCATCCGTATCCAGCCCGGTAAACGTCACGCTCGATCCGGAGACGGTCATGCTGTCTGCGATAATGTCGTCTGCGTCCGGCGACGTCTGGGCCATATCCAGCCCGGTGCCGGATGACGTCCCGCCCACTTCGGTGGAGTTGACCCAGTTTTCGCTGCGCTCATCACCGGAAACGTCCACGCCTGGCGGGTAATGGGTGCTGCTGAATCCCGGTAGCGTTGAAGCTGGCGTACTGCCAACCCGGATATCGCCATTGGTATAAATCAGATCACCGACACCGAGACACAGCAGCATCTGGACGCGCATTTTCGTAGGATCGGCGGCATCAAACCGGGTAACCGGCTGGACCACATAATCCGGGTAGATACGCACCCGGCCAAATACCTCACGAATGGCATCACCGAGTTTTGCTGTATTCGCCTTTGCCGGGTTCAGGTCGAGACTCCGCCCTGTGGATGAGGTATAGCCGCCCGTATCGATGTTGCTCATCATAAACAGCGAATAGGCTGCAGCGGCAACGGAGATACCGACGCCGATCCACGCGATTGTGGCTGCCTCCAGCCCGAAGGGGACCGGATAAAGCCGTACATCACTATCAGGGCGGATCACGCAGGTGGCCCACTCGCCTGGCGGAATTGACTGCCCCTCAACCTCAACGGTCAGCGGTGGGACATCCCGATCCTCGTAGCCTTCAACATTTGCCACCAGCCAGCTGCGAATACTGGTTACACCATGCTCATGCGTTTCGAGTGGTTCACCGGGAAGCCGGGACGGGTAAAAACGAATGGTCATTGCCAGAACTCCACTTTGACAAATCGGCGCTTAAACCGCGGCAACGGCAGAAAGGTGACGTTCGTACCCGGATTGCATTCCGCCACATGCAACAGACCATCGATACTGACCACGATCCCTACGTGGGTGACAGTCGACCCGGAATAACAGGCCACCCCGGCCCCTTCGCAGGGTTCGCTGCGCTCAAGGGTAAGCATCATCCGGCGCGCTTCCCGGTCGAGGCCGCCGTCGTCTTTGGTGACCCCGGCAAAATCGGGCCAGACGGGTAAATTCAGATCGCGGCGTATCTCGTTCACAATGCCGAAACAGTCGAGCTGCGGATATACGCGCCCGCCCTTCAGCCAGGTGACTGAACGGTATTTATCCGGAATAAACATGATGGATTCCTTAGCTGATATAACGCAGTCCGGGGAATACAGGGAGCGTGTAGCGGAAACGCGGCCAGGCGGTATCGAGGATATTCATGTAGCCCGCAGTGATCTGAACCTCTGTCGCCGTCCAGGAGCCCGACTTGATTTTCAGCGTATACGGCACTGCCGCAGGCGCTGCTAAATCCGTAGAGATATAACTCCGGTACGTCAGCCATGCAGGCAATCTGTTAGCCAGGGCATAGCGGATCGCCGTGGACACAACACCATCGATATTGCACAGGGCAAATTTGAGGTCCTGCGTGCCGTCCGCATTGCGCGCCGGCAGCGCAATGTCTATCGCACAGGCTGAAAACGTTACGGTATCGCCGTTCTCCGTCGTTGCCGTGATGTTCTCGTAACCCTGGCACAGATAATGGACGTCAGAACCAATGGTGATCTGCAGCGTTTCAATGATCACCTCCGGCCCGCTGCTGGCGTAGAGGCGTTTAATCTGCGTCATGCTTCGGCCACTCCTTATTCAGCGCAATATCCAGCAGTGAGCTGCCGACGATCCATTCCGGGTAATTACCCCATGGGGCAGGAGCAAGGGGGCGCTCCCATAATTCAAGCGTTGCCGTGTACTTCCAGTAAATCGGGGCCACCAGCACCGGTCCCTGATAAATATCTGTGAAGCGGCATTTGTAAAACTTAATGCCCGCCGGCGTCTGTAGCTTCATCATGAACCACGCTGCCCCGTCAGATAACGCATCACGGAACCAGGACTCAAACGCCAGGCCCTGCGCATCGGTTTCCATAAACCAGGTGATGCTGGCCTGCGTCGGCGTGGACGTAAAAGCTCGCCTTTGCCTCGCGCGACCGGTGGTTAACTGGGTTCGTTTTAACGGGCTCACAGGCTGAAATCCGTATCCTTCCTGTAATGGCATAGGGAGGCTGTCATGTGGGTAGTAAATATCAGTCATGCAGTCTCCCGGTAAAGTATCTCGAATAAAATTTCACCATTAACCTCAGGAGGGTATTCATTTCAGAATAAAGCACTATGGAATCGAAGAAATCTCTGATTTTTTGGTTAAAATTAACGAAGATAAAAATCTTATTAAATCGAAACAAACACACAAGGCGATATATTTATCAACTCACCTCAAGAGCTAAAAGAAATCAAAAAAACAGCATTGTCAATATATTAATTTTATTGACTTTAATATGAGCTTACATTGTTTCGGCACAGCCCCATATCAAAATAAAAAATGGCGATGCGCCGACAGGCAATATACGTCAATGTGACTGCTTGTTTAAAAGCAACTCCTGAAGAAGAAGCGCAATAGAAACAAAGATCAAAACCCCACAAAAAACAATTTTTGCAAAATCATAGTTAAACACGGTTGTAAGCGTATCATTATTATATAAGTGATTATGCCTATAGGAATAAGTTGTGTAGATATCATCGCATATTTCAAGAATTCCACCGACTATCAAAACAAGCCAAAGAAATGAAAACTTCACTCGGACCTCCTTACGTTTACGTCTCCTATTGAAGATAAGTCCGCCAATAAAAAGAGGAATCATAAAAGCTATAAAGTCTTTAAATGTAAATGTTAACAACGCTTCCATTAATAAGATCCTTGTGTTTTCTTGCACCTACTCAGATTGTTAGACTTACCTACCTAATCAAGTCTCAGCTAATGCAGTTTAGCTTACCTAGGACCGTGTCGTGTATAGTTTCCTTTTAGAGCGTTGCCAAAAGCTCCTTGTGGCATGGTAACCTCCTTTGTGAGTTCACCTTTTAACTGCCTGGAAAGCTGTCGATTATTCTGATTGAGTGTAGCGCTCAACTGCTCCGGAGTAATACCCTGGAGATGAAACTCCTGATTAATCGGCGCGTGTACAGTTGTTTGCCTACGGTTATCGCTGTTAACGTTCTGAACACCAGTACCAAACCCTGTACGCCCCAGAGTTGCATCAAGCGGTTGGCCATTTCGAAGTGCCTCAAGCTGAGACACGCCGATCCGGTTCGTTGATGCCTGGTCGAAGACGTACTCTCCTTTGTGAACAATACCCGCTGGCTGATACTTACCACCGGGGCCTGTGTAACCGCCGGAGGCGAAGCCAACACCTGAAACAGCCTGGATATTTGAGACGATACTGGCAGTCTGCGCAGCGATTGAGGCCATAGCGATGATGTTGGCCGGATAAGGCGCGCTAACTGCACCGCTTGCTATAGCCTGCTGGATTTTCACCATTGAGTCCGCGATAGCGAATGCCTTGCTCGCAGCAAAAGCGACCTTGTAGATTGCCGATTGCTCACCAAACCCCGTTCGCATGATTTCAGCGGTGCTATCAAACAAGGACTGCGTGGCCGCAGATATGATGGTGTTTTTCTGAGCCTCTATGACCTGATTTGCATCCGCTGCACGCTGACGAATAGAGGTCATTCTGGCCTCACCCTCGGCAGTTATTTCACCGGCCTTCGCATAAGCTTCCTCCTGAGCTGCCAGCCAGCGCTGGAGCTCTTGCTGAGCCTGTCCATATTCGTTGATTTGCCCCTGCATCCCCTCAAAAGTTCCTGAGAGTCGCCCTCCTGTGGGTGTCAGGTTTCCTACAACATTACGAACCGTCGAGGGCAGTTGCATATCGGTGTTTTGATAAATATCTGCCCGCGTTTTTTCATATTCACCGGGTTTTAGTTGCCCGGTTGCTTTGGCCTTCTCCAGCAGTTCAAGACGGGTTTTAAGCAGATCGTTGGTCCGCTCATCCTTCGTCTTTACCTGTTCCTGCATCTTCCGATAATCGTCCAGGGTTTTTACGGAATTTTGCAGTGCCTCCTGCTGCTTATATGCCTGGAGGATTTCATCTGAACGGGAAAGGATCGACTTCTGGTCAGCGGTGAGCTGCGTTTTAGATTTGAGGTCAGCAATCTGCTGCTCGAACTTGATCCGTGCCTGTGTCGCGCTGTTAAGCTTGTCACTGGCATCCAGCTGGGAATGCATGGCGATAGTCTGCTGGTTTATCTGATCAAGCAACCGGGTTGCTGCGTCCTCGGTATAGGCTTTTTCTTTGTGGGTCTTAGGCTGCCCAGCTTTTTTGGCCTGCTCAAGTTCCTTTTCCCTTACAGCAATTAGCGCATTGGCCTGATCGATTGCTTCTTTATTTCCTGAGAAAGCAATTTTTCTGGACTGTGCTCTTGCCTCCTTTAACCGAGCTTCTGCACCGGCAACCCTGTCTGCCGCCAGATACTCCTTATTAATCCAGTCTACGGAATTTTTTACCGCCTTATTACCTTCAATGGTAAGTGTGTTCATCGTGGTTTGCAGATCTAATGCCTGGCCGATAAACCTCATCGTAGGGTCAATTGCGCCACCAAGCGCTACGTTTTGCCTACCCTTATCCGCTGCTGTGTAATAATTTTTGACCTCAATAGCTGCAGCTGTCCACGAATCACCTATTTTCAGGATCTCCCGTCGATGCTGATCAATATCAGCATTCAAGGCGGTGAAATTAGCAGAATCCTTGTATTGGGCTACCTTTGTCCTTGCCTCGTCATAACTAAAACCAACGTCGATAAGCTTATTTATTGCTTCGCTCGCACCGTCATTAGTCGTTATAAACATACTACCGACTTCATCGATCGTCTGACCCGTCTTATCAGATATAGCAACCATATTGAGTGCAAGTCGCTCAGCAGCATCTCCATTAGCGCCAAGGGACGTTGTGGCTATTTTTGTGGCAGCATCAATTTCCTGTCGGTTCTGATAGACGGCATAAGTTAGCAACCCAACTGAAGCAGCTGCTACGCTATAGGGATTAACCAGACCCATGACATATGTGCCAACGCCCTTAATCGCTGGCCCAATGCCGCCAAACATATCTTTGAGCTGACCGCCCTGCTGCATAAGAACCATAAACGGTGACTGCCCGGTAGAAAGACCGACAACGATATCGGTCATCTGAGCAGGGATCATGCGCATAGCGTTGGCAGTCTGAGCTGCAGATTGGCTTGTTTTACCCAATTGCGCCTGGGTTTTCTCCAGAGCATCGCGGGATTCTGCAAGTTTACTGTTGAGGCGATCGTAAGCCAGGGGCGACAGCATCCCGGATGTTTTAGCTGTATCCAGCTGGCGCTGCTGCTCGTTAAGGCGACGGAATGCTTCACCTACGGGATCTATTTGGGCCTCAAGACGACGCAGCGCAGTTACCTGCTCATCATGTGCTTTTACAGCCTCGCGCTCGGCTTGTGCTTCGCCGGTTACTTCCCGACGAGTCTCCTGCAGTTTTTTGCTGTAGGCATCATATTGGGAAGTATTAATTGCGCCCGATTTAAAGGCAGTATTCAGTTCACTTTGTTGTTGTTCAAGATTGCGAAGAGCAGCTGCCAGAGGGTCGATTTTATCGAGCATTCTCTGGAATGCATCAGCCTGCGCCTCCTGCTGCACAGCAGCCAGTTTGCTGGCCTTCTCTGCTTCTCGTTGAGCTTGTGCAACACCACTTAGTTCCTCAGTGGTGTCATTCAGCATCTTAGACAGCGAACGAAACTCTTCCTCGTCAATTAGACCCTTATCGAAGTATTTTTTTAGCTCACTATAGCGGCGACCGACTGTATCAATTGCAGCACCAACCGGATCAATGGCTGCTCGTAATTTATTGAGAGCATCTTTTTCATCGTCAGTCGCTTTTGTCACTTTGAATATGCTGGTTACAGCCTTATCACCAGACTGAGTCATCTTATCAAGCGCAACAGTAAGGCTGTCAGCCTGCTTCTCTGCCCCGGAGCTGTCCAGGCGTATCGCTAGCCGTGATTCTTGTTCTGCCATTTACCTTATCTCCGGGCAATAAAAAACCCGCCGATAAAGCGGGTTAGGAAATACTTAAAAAATGATAATCAGTGAAGGCTATCTTCATCCCTCGATTGAGTTACTGCAATTTAACGCCTCCCATAACAAACCGTTTGTCATCTTTGTTATAGGCTTCAAAATTTAAGGATTTCCCTTCATTGGATCTAACGATATTTACTTCACCATTGTCGCCACCAACGCCTTTCATTGTGAAGGTAGTTGTCTCCTGACCCGCAAAGGTGTTACTGCTGATATCGCTTTGATAGTAAGCCTTGCCGTCAATAATCATATCTACCATCCCGTTGTTATGCAGGTACAGCTTGGTATGATGCCACTTTCCCGTCCCGGTTAAATCGCCAGTGAGGAATTCACAGTTAAAGGAAACATCGCCTTTTTTGCATTCCGACGTTATTTCCTCTTTCCCCGTAGCTATCATCTCAGCAATTGAAGGTGGGTCTTCAGGGGGGAGTAGTTTTGATATTTGAAACTTGTCATCACAGCCCAACAATGCCATTAAACCAAGCCCGACCACCAAAGCCCTTTTCACATCCCTATCCTCATCATTAACATTTGCTCACAGATTAACAGGGATACGCGTAGGCAGCAAAACCACCTGTTTGTTTATCAGGATGTTCGTCGCTTCGTTACCAGTGTACGTTAGAGGATAAAACTCATATTAAGGTACTGTTATGGATAAGTTTGACCGAGAACTTCAGAAGCACATACTATCTTGTTGTATTGATGCATACCCAGCTCACACCACATGGAATAGCTTTGACCCAGAAATAATACAGATTGACGATGTCAAACTCTCTGCAAACATCATTTATCTGGCTGAACATGGCTTGCTCACAATCAGAGAACAGAGAAGTGACGACCCGTACTCTTTTCTTGATCATATGCGTGCGACCTGCAAAGGCGTTGATTTTATGCAAAACGATGGTGGCCTCTCTGCAATCCTCAGCGTTCAGACCATCAAGTTTCATCGTGAAGCAGTAGTCGTCCTCGAAGACCTGATCGCGATTTCGAACATGGACGTTGAGCAGAAGGAAAAAGCCAAGTCGACTCTCGGCGAACTATCGACGGAAGCACTTAAAACTGTGGTGCAAGCTGCGACGACTGCAGGATTATCTGCACTACTTGGAAAATAAGCTTGGTCCAGAAAACAAAAACCCGCCGAATGGCGGGTTATTTAATGAAGGCATCTCTTTACCAATATCATACATGACGTTCCCTATGACCCCACACAATGCATTGTAAAACGTTGTTTTGTAAATATTGCTTGTTTGGATTTTTTTTACTTCATTCATAGAGTCACCTTCCTTTTCCGTACGTTTAGCTTTTTTCGATTTGATAAAACGACTACTCAATTTGTACGCAGAATAAACTGCTAAAGCTGTGAGCGTAGGGTCAACGGATGCCATGACTAGCGGAATCGAACACGCAGAGATGCAAAATTCTTTTCAACTATGCTTTATTATATCGCAAAATATCGAAATATTTCATATTTGTTGGAATAAAAAAACCGGGGCTGCGCCGAAGTTTATCTCGTTTTGATATGTTTCTTCTGCTCTTCAGCCCACTCAACTCTCCAGGCATCATCGAGGGCCAGTATTGCTGCGTCAAACTCAATGCGGTCGATCAGGATAGTGCGCGATGCCAGGTAAAGCTCAATATCATTCAGGGATAGAGGGAGCGGCACTCCGGCCATGCCGGCATACTTCCTGCCGCGCGATATCATGGCGTAAGCGTTGAGGATCTCCCCAGTGACCGCATCGATTTCAGGCTCTGGAATGGGCGGGAGATTTAGTTTCTCCCTGCGCCACTTTGCTTTGTCACCCTGTTCGCCGGCGAATTCCTTTAGCCACTTTTGGGCCTCTATGGCTTTTTTACGGTTTCCTGAGTCTGCTGCTCCTTACCCTGAGCAATGGACGCCGCCTCAGCCAGAATAAGCCAGTACAGAGAGGGGTTTTGTTTCAGTAACGCAACACCACGCTCCGGTGTATACGCTACGGCCGTCTCCATACCATCCACCAGCTCCCCCACGCCTTCCCAGTCTTTCAGAAGAAAGCGCGCGCAATTGTCGATGAGAAGATCATCAACCGAGTCAATCTCGCCCACACTGGCGAGATCGAAAGCATCCGTACCGACCTGGTAGCTCGCGTCCATTTTGTCGATATGGCGCCGCACCAGCGCATTGCGTGAGCGGTATTGTGGATTCTCGCTACTGGCCACCAGCAGACGGAGTTTAAATAGCGCCTCGTCTTCCGGCGTGAATTTCTTTTTACTTCCTGCTGGCTTTTTGTAAGGGTAAAACCAGCGTTCTCCGTTCAAATCAATTTGAGAAGAAATAATCAGCATAAAGACTCCCAAAAAAGCCCGTTCCGCGATGACTGCAGAACGGGCCAGGTAAATTAAGGCGCGGTAACGGTGATTTCAGACGTTGCGGTAAAGGTGCGGGCCTTACCGGTGATGGTTGCAGTACCGGCTGCGTTACGTGTGACTTTCGCTGTTTTCTGCCCGGTAGAAACCACGCTGGCGATAGTCGGATCCGATGACGTCCACTGGACGGTATCAGTTGAATCAGCTGGCGTAAGCGTGGCGGTTAACGTCACAGTAGATCCCACTGCTCCAGTTGAAGTGGCTGGCGCAACACTGATTGCCGTCGCCGGCACTTTGGGAACGCGGGTGATAGTTGGCGGAGTATTGGCCGCGGTGATATCCAGCTGAACCTGAACAATGTCAGTGCTCCCCGCATCCGGCCAGTCGCCGGAGATCTGCACTTCCGGGAAATCGAAGGTATAGGCGCCTTCAGCATTCTCCAGCGTGAAGCTAAACGGCACCGTTTCGCCGGTGAACGTTTTTTTGTAAACCTCCCAGGCAGCCTTTGACCATGACAGCGTGATTTGACCTGACGGGGTAAAGGTTGTCGGAATGTTTGCGCCGGCGAATGCCGAACCGGTACCAATGCAGCGCTGAGTCTGCATATTGTTGTTGAACTGAATGTTAAAGGTGTCGACGCAGAAGCCTGTCCCGCCATCAATACCATTTAGCCGGATGTTTGTGACCTCTTTGAAGGAGTAACGCAGCGCCCCCGCTAAATCCACTGGCGTGGTGAAAAAGCTGGTATCGTCCCCCTTCGTCTCCCAGTCCAGCCCTGCAAACGTAATGGTTGCAGTGATATCACCATCGGCCGGGATTTCCATCTGGAAGGTACCAACCTGGCAACCGCGGGCAATCTGGGCGATCCCCACATCACTGGCAAAGGTCGCCACGGAGAACGTAATACGACCATTACCCATCGTCAGCACGTTATTTACCCATTCGGCGCCGAAACAGCTGGCAAGAAAATCGTCATGCTGATTCCAGCGAAACCGTGTGCCGACATCGCCGCCGACATCCACTGTGCCGCGTGAAACACCCTGCGCCATACGGTCACCAGCTATTTCGTCATTGTCGTTGGTGTTCTGCGTTGGTTTCAGACCAAATGAAGAACGACGCAGCAGGTTCCACGCCCCTGCTGTTGGCGTGATTCCTGGCGTTGTCTCGCGAATAAACGCGGCTACTACTTTTGCACCTGAGCTCACAGGAGCCTCCTGTTTTTTGTGCGCTACAGAGCGCGATAAGGAATTTGAAGATTGAGCTGTAACCAGCCATCGGTCTCACCCGCCGGCACAGCAGAAACAGCGAAATAACTAAGTTTTCCGTCGTCCTTGAACTCGAATAGCTCCGTTAGCTGATCAGCCGTCCGTGAGATAAGCAACGTCCCGGAGCCAACCGGAACAAATAGCTGAATGATGAGTAAGCCCGTCCTGTGGACGACTGGCCCATCCCCGATCTCGGTTGCGCCAGCCTGTCCTGCAATGTTGGTGAGGCGGGCCCAGATATCGCGGTTGCTGGGGTCAAATACCGGACCATTGGGATAATCCACCGCATCAGAGGCAATAGCGGTCTGTGCCGCCATTCGGGAAATGACAGCGTTTCTGATTTCTGTAAGGGTCATTTGTAGGCCTGAATCACACCATTAAACGAGACGGCATAGACGCCTGTTGGCGCCTGCGTTGAGTGACCATTCTCCAGAGGCACGGAGTAAGGCAGGTTCGACTGAATGTAAATCACCGAGTAGGCTGGCGCCTGGTCAATGATATTTTTGCCATTAAGAAATGTCATTGTCCCACGCGGATCCGGCTCGGTCGGGACGGAGTGATCGGGTTCGCCGATGCTGACAAAATGCGATGCCCTGAAGGTTCCTGCGCGATACTCAGCCGGCCGCCTGATATCCATGCTGTCATTAACACGGACTTTCTTCCTGAGCCTTCCGGTTTTGGTCAGGTTAGCAGGGTCGGCATAAAGAGATTCGTTCCATTCCCCAACAGCTTTGTTGTATTGAACCGCGGTCGCGTTGATGGCCCACAACTCAGGGTTTCCTACCGGCGAACGTTGAACGATTTCATTCAGCAGTTGAATGGCGATTGTCCGCTGGCGTAGTTTGACATCTTCGGCCACCAGCCCGGCGAATGCCGCCGGGTCAATGTTCCAGCCCTTAGCCATATCACACCCTCCGCAGTTGAATGGAGTACGCAGCGCCAGCAGAGTCGGCAGAAGCGGTGATGATCTCGTAACGCTGAAGCTCACCCGTAATAGAATCCGGTGCGGTGATGATATGCCCGACTGCCGGCTTGTCAGTCACCTCATTGACCAGGGCGGTTAGCTTCACGTCACCATGCAGAATGTTAACGCCATCGATACGGCGCAGTTTATAACGCGCCAGCACTCCACGCCCCGAGTAAGTCACCTGCGTTTCAGTGCCGGTTTCCGTCACCGGGTCCCAGGCACCTCGAACGGTGTATGACCCAGTGAAATCCTTAACGGCATCCTGCAGGTCTGTATCGAAGGCTGCGGCGACTTCAGTTTGGAGTTCGTCGCGGATACCCACGGTCTACCTCCTCTATGCCTTTTTCACCAAAACGCTGAAGCGGGATATTGTTAGAAACATATCCGCCAGTAAAAAGGACCAGGACGTTACCACGCAGTTTCCTGGTATAGATTTCGCCGTTGCGTTTAACCCTCAGCGGAAGCGGAGCAAACTCAACAACGCCCTTTGCCGGGTTTGCGTAAACGACATAATTGATCGGGTTTCCATTCACAAACACATCGCGAGGGCCGAGCCCGTCACCGGCATAATGCACATCAGTGTTTTGCATATCACCCCCTTACCAGCCGTACCTGAGACTGACTAACGCCATAGGGCTTTAGCATTGCAAGCGCCAGCTGCAGATCGGAATCAAGCAATGCCGAGCTGTTGGTAGCAAGTTCCGCGAAGGTCTTTGAAACGCTGACATCATCGGCATCTACCGTCTTACTCAGCAACACACCAGAATCGGTTTTCTGCTGATAAAGGCCACCATTCGAGGCCGCTAGCGCCGCATAGGCGCCAGCTTGTTTCACATCGTCAGGAATGATGATTTCGTGAGTTGCCTTATTGCACGGCATTTTCAGGTTAAGTCCATTCATCCAGGTATTAGCCATCAGCACAGATTTGGCTTTTTTGCTTTCATCTGTCCAGGTGGCACCGAGAATCGAATTGACGTCTTCAACGGTGATGAAAGTGATCATGCATCACTCCATTTCTTTCCAGCCGTGCGCCTTCCAGTTCTCCACTTCATCAGGGTGAACGTTGGCGGTATTGGGCGCACCCGGGAATGCCGGGAAATCGGTAACCATCGCCACCAGCAGCGATGTGGTCGTTACGGGTACGTTGTTATCCACCTTCGTAGACGCAGTTTGCTCAGCAGCTCGTTGGGCGCGCTGCTCTTTTGTTAATCCGGCCATTATCCCTCCACTAAAAAAAGGGGCCGAAGCCCCCTGTTTATCAGCCCAGCAACAACGCTGAGTGCGCGGACTTAACTGCCGCTACACCCCAGGATAAACCGACTTCGTAACGCACCTGGCGATACTGGCGGTACAGTGCCACCTGGTAAGTGATGCCAGATACGGGGTCAGTAACGTTCATCACATCATCCGCCGTATCGCCGCCCTGCGGCATTGCCGGGGTTCGGGATGCAAGCAGGAATGCATTGCGATCAAACGCCATGTTTGCGGTGTAGGCGCCACCAGCGGTAATAGCGGTGTTGTCGGCCAGTGCCTGACGTAAGCCAGGAGCAGCCAGGGTGATTGCTGTGGCCGTCGCAGCAGCAACAAGGTATTTATTACTGTCCCCGTCAAACGTCACGATGTCACCTGCTGCAAAAGCACCTGTGCCGGTATCAATGGCAATCAGAATATCGCCTTCAGCTTTTGCTCCATTCACCAGGTATCCGGCAGCCGGAGATGCAGCGCGTTTCTTAACATGCGCGGATTCGTGGATGTTGAATCCTTCCAGTCGCCCCACGATACCTTCGCGCAGAAGCGCATCAGTACCGGACTCGTTTACTTTGAACAGAACAGACTGTTTACCACGGAGGTTTGCGATAGCCGAAGAACCGAGAACCATCTGCAGATCAGTTGTCGGCGAACCGTTGTCAGAGAGAACCTGGCGCGCATTGGCCGCATCCGACAAATCGCCTGCAATACCGAAAGGAGCGGTGCCGGCCGTACCGACAGCACGGGAGGATGCGAAATACAGAGCTGCGAGATCTGCATCCATCTCATTAGCCAGCGCGCGAAAAGCCTGCTTAAACTGATCAGCAAGGATGGTGTTGTATGTCCCTGCGGGCCCCAGCGCCAGTTGTTCCTCACCGTTCCATTTGACCGGGGCCATTTTGGATTTGGTGATTTTGACATCAACGGTGCCGATCGTCTGGTCGCCGTCATTTGGCGCAGTAGCCCCCGGGGTAATATCAACAGTGGTTGCCGGTGGCGCAACCGGCGCAGTAACAGTCTGGTCCTTCGCCGCCGCATCAGCTTTAGCATTACGCGATACAGCCGGGATAAAACCGACCTGTTCGCGAGATACGGTATCCAGAGCCGTGAAGATAGTCGGGATCAACCCGGTAAGCGTATTAGCCATGTGTATGGATTCCTTGGAGATTAAAATATAGGGTTGGTTGAGCTATCCAGCTCCGGCACCAGCAGCCATCCGGCGGCTGGCAAAGAATTAATCGACGATGGTGATACCGTCTTTGAGAGTTGATTGCTGATCTGTCGGGCTCAAACTGGTAAACGCATCGCGTTTCATCGTTTTCTGCCCGAGTGAATGCTGAGACTGCCGTGAGCCGCCTCCCTGGTTGCCGCTGGCCTTCAGAATGTGGTCTTTCTGTGGGTACTGCTCCACCAGGAACTCCAGCGCCTCATCAAAGGCCGCCAGTTCGCCCGGCTTCGAGCGGGAATAAATTTTGTTGCCAGAGCCATCATAGGCAACGACTTTGCCGTCCTCGACTTTGAAGGACTGACCGAACCGCGCCTGAAGCATATCTGCCGGGATTGCTACTTTATCTGCGATGAATTTCGAGCCAGAGAAACGGCCCCCGATCATTTCCTGATAAAGCTGGCCTTCAAGGGTCGTCGCACGCTGAGTAGCTTCATCAAGCTGGGCCTGGAAGGATTTGGTGATATCCGCTTTAACCTGATCAACAGCACCTGCGTCGATCAGTTTTTTCTGGTCGATTTTAGTCATCATCTCCAGCGCTTCGAGCGCCTTCGCCGGATCACCGATTTTGGCAAACTTGGCCAGACTGGCTTCAGCTGCTTCTTTGGCTTCACGATGAGATTTCGCCTCGCCATTCAGAGAGGAGATTTTCCCAACGGCCTGCACAGCATCAAAACCAACTTCCTGGCCGTCATCGTGGACGTAGACGGGTAATCCGCTGGAATCGACTTCTGCATAGCTTTTGCCGTTAACTTCGACTGTTTTCAGTTTCATGTGGTTACCTTTTCGGGGTCATCCGACCGTTGCACCGCTCACCATCCGGATCACGGCAATAAAAAAGGCCGCCCGGAGGCAGCCTGATTGAAGACTTAAAAAGCTTTAAAGTCTGGCGTTACTGAACGCCTGAGCATCCAGGTTACGCAGTTGCTCCAGAGTCAGCCATTCGCCCTTGTCGTTGTAGAAGTCATCGGGCGACATGCCGCCGTCACGAATCAGCCGGGCCCGGGTTACGCCAACGATCTGGGACTGTCGCGTGAACGACTGGCGCGTGAACCAGCCCTGATAATCGGTTTCCGAAGGCACCTGCCCGTCCATGCTGGCACGTGAGCTATCTGATATTTGCCCAACAGCAATACCCAGCTCATCAGACGATTTCAGGATGTAGGTTTCGACGCTGCGACAGCAAAAATGGATTTTTCCGGGTCCCTGCAGATACGGCACCTTATGGCTGATCGGCTTGTTATCCAGTGTGTACTTGAGACGGTCGCGAATCCGACAGTCTTTTGATGTACGGTTATCCAAAGTGGATAACCACTGCTTACCCTTCAAAATGTCATCGTTCGCATCTGCAAAGCTTTTCCTGGCCGTAGAAGCAAGATGCCCCACAGCCGTTTTTGCAATACTACCGGCGTTGGCCCTGCTCATCTGCAGCGCGCCATCCTGATAGCCACGGTTAGCATGACCACGCACCTTTCTGGCGATTTGTTCATGCGTATCGCCCAGCAGGAATCCCTGCCGCACCGTGTTACTGATGCGCGTCATGCGATCGGCTTCAAGGCTATCAGCCCATTCACTGAGCAGGCGTCCCTGAAATGGCTTGGCCATCGCCGCCGCATACACAGCATCAGGGGAGATTCCCACCAGCGGATGAAGCGCCAGAACATCGTCGGGGATAGCGAACTGAAACAGGCTCATCTGATAGCCTGCCTCATGCTGCGCCAGTTCCTGCAGCTCGCCGGCGAGGCTTTCGCTCATCGACTGAACCACATCACGATTTAACGCCCTGACGCTGACCAGAAGAGATTCTAGCCTCGACACCGTGAAACTTTCCGCATCGAGGGTATCTATCGCCACCAGCAGCCTGGCCGTAAGCTCTGCATCGCTGTCATTCAGGATTTTTATCATCCTGTTCGCGACACCGGTGCTGTACTGACTCACCCAAATCGCATGAGCCAGGCTTTCGTCACTGAGTTTCTCATTCGCCGTCGCCATCTCAACCACCTGGATTATTCAGGCCGCCGACAAGCGTCACCTGCTGGTTCCTCAGTTCGTCGATCACCTCTTCAGGTTTCGCGTCCGGGTCGATAAATTTCAGCGCCTGAAGAACGCGAACCGCATCAATCTGTCGAATATCACCACCCTGCCGAAGTGACTGAACAGCCGTTGCAGCTGAGGCATCAAACGTCTGAGCAGAAACATCCAGTTCAGTGCGTACATCGACATTGCCGCCCTCAGTTTCACCGAGCCATTCCGCCATAATCTGCAGGATATTATCGAGCGCATCCTCAAGCGAGCTTGCCATGGTGTAGAGAGGTGAATTCTCCTGCATCCGCTCTTCGTGAGTCTGGTCTAAGGATTTAGTCGATGTGTTTTCCGCGCGCAGCAGTTTTGCGCCGGCCTGACGCATCTGGTTTTCCAGATCCTCAAGGGAAATCTTACCGGCTTCAATCGCAGCCCCGGTATGCTCGACATATTCCAGACCCTGGCGCTGACGGTCATCGAAACGAGTCGCAGAGGAAGAACCTATCGTCAACGTTTCGCCATCAGCCAGACCGTAAGCCACCAGCAACGGCACGCGAGCGACATGAAGAATGTTGTCCTGTTCACTCTGACTCTGCCAGTGCTTGATATTCAGTAAGGCGAGATTAAGCAGTGGCGGTGAACCGCGCATAAAGCCTGTGCGTTTCGTGTAAAGCGTCACCAGGGGAATATCATCGCGACTGGTTTCCCACTCGTCGTGAATCTGCCACTGGCTTTCGCCGTTATCACCTTTATTTCGGCGATAAATTTCAACCTTGCCCGGCATGATATGGCGTATTTGCTCAACTTTCGTTTGCCCGTAATCGTCGCCATCAATAATGATGACCTCTCTGATACGCAGATCGGTCAGCATCACTTTCCCTTTAACCACTTTCGATTTCCAGCCGATGACCTGGCGAGGATTTAACATCGTGGCATACGGGCGGGATCCCGCGGCTTTTTCGTCGGCTTTAGTTTTTACTGCCTCCCGGTCAATTTTCGGGAAATCCACCAGCGCATGTACCAGGCCATACTGGAATCCGATGCTGAAAAATTGCTGCGCCCAGACATCGAGCCGGTTTCCTTCCATATCAATATCCGGCGACAGCTCCCGTATTTGTTCAGGAGAATCCTCACTCAATACCGTCGGCTCAGCAAACACTCGCCCGATGTTTTGTTTAATGGCCTCTTCATAGGCAGGGAGTAACGTTGCCGAAGCCAAACGCTCCTTATAACTTTCAGGATCTTCGTTCGGCCATTTCGGGAGATACTTCTTGCCCTGCCGGCGCATTTCCAGCGTGCCGCCCATCAGCGCATCATTAATATCCCATGCCTCAACCATGTCGTTATAGTCGAGGTTGGGCGTTGAAATATCAGGCATGGTTTTACATCCGCAGTTGGGTGACTTTTCCAGTCGGTTTGATAATCGGGAATTGCTTCACAATGAAATACCCACCGGCATCGTTGGGGTGATCGTTATCCGCCGTTTTATCCGGCTCACCGTTTTCGCCCCAAACCTGTTGCTCAAGCGATTCGGTGTACACCGGGCATCGCTTTACATTCACTTTGTAGCGACGTTCACCGTTACCATTGCAGAACATGGCATTCATCGCGTTGATGCGGTCTTTCACTGGCGGGTTTGATGCATTAACAACCACATTGAAGCCGGCCTGCTTAAGCTGAGCGATATCCGTGGCGCTGGCATTGCTGGATTTGCGGGAATCGCCGGAAGCGTCCGGGTAGATATAGATTTCACGCACCTTTCGGTAGTCATGGCCGTCATATAGCCAGAACCGCTCTTTGATGATGCGAATCATGTCCGGCGTGTCGTAAGCCTTGATGATTTCAGTAACTGCAAACGGAAGCCCCAGACGTAACACATGAACAATTCCGGCCATCTTCCCGACGTTGAAATCCATACCGATATACAGGGGCTCACCGGGTTGCTCTTCTTCCCGGCAGTTATTCAGCTTACGGTCAAACTGATGGTAAATCGTCCCGCTGGTCAGGTTGGTGAACTGGCCACGGAGATAAGCCTTGATCAGCTCCGGCGGGTATGACTCCATCAGCGACGGGATATAGTCCGGCGGCAGATTCTTTTCGTTGTCGAACGTCGAGGCCTGCACCAGGCCGTACAGCGTTGAGAGCGAAGGCTTATCGCGTACAGCCTTCGCGAACTGCTGATAAACGAATTTAAACCCTTCCGGCGTCGTGGTGACGTCGATCCCGTTACGAAGACCGTCCACGTTGTAACGCATACGGGCAATGATTTTTCGCCAGGCTAACTGCGCCTTTTTGGCGGGCATTACGTCGAGCTCATCAATCAGCGCATTACCGATTTTAAAACCAACGATGGTTTGCGGTTTCTCCATTGAGCGGCAGATCGTCGTTCCTCGGTACTGGCGCCCGGCGTAGAAGTGAACCTCTTTGTTTCCCTCGTTGATTTTGACATTCAGCCCCCAGTCGTGGGCCACCTCCTCAACAGTGGGATAAAAGATGTCACGGATCTGCGGATACGTTGGCGCAAAGTAACCCTGGTTGATTTTGGGGTGTTCCCACATCCCTTTGCAGATACCACCACAACCGACCCACGTCTTGCCAGAACCGAAGCCGGCGACATAGGCCTTAAATTTGTACTGCATCGCAAGGAATTTGGCCTGAGGAATGTTAAGCGTCGGTGCTATCGCCATCCTCTTCCCTCACTCGCGCATCGACTACGTTGATATTGATTGCAACTGGCGTTGGTTCGTCATCCTCCGGATCAGCAGCCAGCTCTTTGCGTAATTTTTCGACCTCCAGCTGCCGGCGCTCAATTTCAATCTGCTGCAGACGCTGGGCGAACTCGCTATCAGCCAGGCCGAGCCGTTTCATCACCGCCTCGTACATTCGCTCGCGGCTAATAGCGGTAATCTCTACGCCATTCTTCCCAAGCTTCACACCGGAATAGGCAAGCGCAGCATCAGGCGCCAGCTTGCGCGTATCGGCGAAGAAAGGCTGGCCGATGCCATCACCATTGCATCGAGGGCATTCAGAGTTAGGTGCGCTGGTGTGGTCGTAACCGTAGCCGCCAACATCGACGGGCTCGCGACGTTTTCGCTCAAGCGCTTCGAGCCGCTTCTCTTCGTACTCAACAGCATCACGCCATTGGTACTGGTGACCGAAGCCCCAGCAATAGCGGCAACTCCCGCGGCGATACTGTGATAGCTGGTTGGCGTCGAAGGTGGCCAGGCGCCACATCTGCTCAAGCACTTCATCGGCACTTCCGAGCGTGCGCACAATGGATGCTTTCTGCTGCTGCGCAATGGCCTGCGCAACTGAAGTTTTCTGAAGCAGCTGATAACCAATTTGTTCAGCAGTCTTCTTGCTATACCCGGCTCGAATGGCGGCCTGCGTGGCGTTGTTGTCCTTCAGGTATTCCGCAACAAATAAGCGTTGTTGATCGGTGAGGTCATCATCATCCACCAGCGCTTCTGCGCACTTTTCCTTTTGCGCAGTGCGCAATTTCTTCTGCGCAGGTTTTTGCGCAGTGGGTTTCTTGATGTATCGGCGGGCAGTAGCGTAATTCAGTCCCTGCGCTTCACACCAATCCTTCGGTGATACGCCGGTTGCGGCATGATCGGACAGGAACCGTTGCTGAAGCTCGCCCCAGTCCGGTTTTGCCATGGATTATTCCTATTTAACGTGAGGAAGAAAAAGGAATTACTGATTCTCCATAAAATATTCACTTTTATGTTTTGGAATTAAGGCTCTTTAGTCCAGGAGTTATTATGAAAAGAATTATGCTTGCTGTTTTTGTGATCTGTGGTGCGCTGTCTCTTTCAGGATGTATTTTGCCTCCGGGAGGCCCAGGCGGCGGACATGGTGGTGGTCCAGGTGGCGGATTCTCACATGGTCCGGGTTTGCGTTAATAACAGCAGGCCCTTTTCAGGATTTATTCGTATCAGGTGGTATCGGTCGATACCCCCTTTCCTGAACGAGAAACGACACTTCCATAGGCACCGACTGTAATGCCTTAGCTGACTTGCTCAGCGCCGGTATCAAACAGCGCCAGCGCTTCGGTCGCTTCCTGAATTGCTTTACGAGTCTTCGAGACAATCTCGCTTTCCGTGTAAACACGATCGAAAGAGTCAGCGAATAGCTCAGCTTTCAGATAGCTATCGCCAACCCAGTCAATGGCTAACTTCGCCGCTGCTGTGTCGTAATTCACTTTCTTGATGATATCCAGGCGGATTTGTTCGGATGTGGTGATCTCTGACATATCTTACCTCTGTGCGATGTGGGGAATATTATAGAAACCACTCGGCAGAATAGCTTCTGTAATGCTTTCCCACTATCCGAGGGAGTCACTCTTATGCCCTTGAATTGCTGTCAACCGTCATTGCGGTGCTTGTCGCAGCAGCCTGAGCGGTCCGTAATTATGCTTGCACATCCGCGCTTACGACATGCGGGGGAATTAACGGTGGCATTGGTTACTACTTAGCATTCGAGGCGCAATAAAAAGCCCCGCACAAACGGGGCTGTAGATTCAGATAAATGGTTTGGCTACTGGTAGCTATCTGCAAAATGCCCTTCGATCTGAGATCTGACATCAACAGCTTTGTCTAACTTTAAGGAATCATGGCCCTTAATATGGAAATGAGGCTCATATGCATAAATCGTAATAAACGCATATGATCCTTCATCTCCTGAAAAAATCTCATATTTGACGCGAGAAAGACCGGTACCAACTAACATGTATGTATCCAGAAGCTTATGGGTATTCATCATCCATTCCTTTTCCTTTAAAAATCCTTATCAGCATACATGAATTCGATGGATGACGGCAGCTATGGATCCTTGCAGACGTCGAAATAACCTCAATATCAGAAAGTCAATACCCATGCAGCCCCCCAAGAATGCCAAAAAATAAAGCGGCAATCAGCCACGCAAGCGCAGCCTTCTTCATTAACACTCCGTAAAATGCTATGGACATTGCCAGACACAGTGTTATAAAAACTGGCCACATAGTTAATAACAAAAACAAATAACCCAATAATCCACTATTAATAGTTATATTCACTACTGACTTAACCCTGACGTTCAAAATATGAACTGCATCTCATGACAGCATGCAATCTGCTTTTCCTGGTGAACTATAGCATTATCTATGGCACTCAGTGAATGCTCGATGCCTCAGTTGCTGAACTCCGCTAATTGATACACGCCCGCTACGCTTGTTATATCCGGAATGTTATCTAAACTAACTTATGACTTTGCTCTGCCATGACAAAGTCTACCGTTCTACCCGTGAGCTCAGGGATGAGCCACTCTCAAGCCTTCCAGGCTCTCAGTTTTATTCTCAACCAGTAGATAATAAACCAACTATGTGGCTACAATCCGCCATTGGCTGGCTGTTCAGCACCCCGTAGTTTTGGGATTTCCTCCACGGGGTTTTTTATCAGGTTTCAACCCGATTTTTCGGTTTAGCATTATCGAAGCCCTTTGCTAAAGAGCTTCTGTAATGCCTACTGCTGGGCCCTGTGTTCGTAACGGGAAATGGTCTTCCCGTTTGCGTTCATCACGTACGCCACCTCTCCCTGTTTCAGGAACACGTTCTGGTCCATTCCCGACACTGCGATACTCTGCTGATTGGGGTTGAAACCAACGCTTAGGCCACAATAAATTTCTTCGCCACCGCAAGGTGACATCACTTTTACTGTTAACATACTTATTCTCCTGCTTCTTCTGGTAATAAAAAGCCCCGCTATTGCGAGGCCAGTAATGTGCGTTATTTATCCTTTTCTACGGTTAGCGCATCGGAGAGTTAATGAGGAACATAAGCCCGATAAACGCGCACAGTATCCCAATAGCGCCGCCCACAACAATGAGCGCCCAAACGATAATGGTTCCTATGGTTGCAATCATTTCTTAGACTCTTCGGTTGGCTGTGGATAAGCAGCAGAAAAAAAATCATAAATATCTACCGCTTACGCTTGTTGTTTCTGAGCTGTCTCCTAGGCTAAAAGAGCCATTACATGAAAGACCTTGCGTTTACTTACCCGTGGACCTCAAGGATGAGGCCATTCTTTTAACTCACTGAGTAGGGGTAATGCTCTGGCAATTGGCCTGTACCGCTTTGTTGTGCGCCAGAATGTCGCGTTTGGTCTGACGGTCCATTACGTCGATATCGTGGTCGGTCAGGTAGATAATCCGCACCCAGCTGCACGCGGTATCAACGACTACCGGGGCGGGTAAACTTTCCGCGCAGCTCCCGATCAACATCGTCATCAGGCATATGGCTAACAGTCTGCTGTACATCGCTGGCCTCTTTCGTGACTTCTGCCTTACGTTCTGCCGCGGCGACGGTGGCGACGGCGTTCTCTTCGGTACGCTGCAGATCGGCTTTGGCTTCAGCCTTACTGGTCCCGCGAGCATGACCGATGCCGAACGCACCAGCGATAGCACCCAGGATGACAACCACCAGCCCCGCGATAATTTCAAAGCTCATTGCTGCGGCTCCTTCAGTTCGTCGGCCTTTTCTTTCAATGCTGGCTGGCGTACGTATTGCGATAGCACGGCCAGCACCACCAGCACAGGGCTAATCAGTGCCACAATGTTTGGCGGCAGGATGTTTTTGATATCCGGCGGCAGCACAGCCCAGGCGTGCAGCGCAGCATCCGGGAACGACTGCGCCCACATGCCAACCAGCGCGCCGATAGCACCCAGCTTTACAGACCACGTTTTCTGCAGCAGGCTGGCATGGCCAACAAACTCCAGCCGGTTATATTTGCGCAGAAGTAACAGAACGAGCACAGCCACCAGCACGAGCAAAGCGAAAATGATCATCTTCATACGGACACCTAGCCTTATAGGCCTGCCAGTTCAACCGCGCGCACGAAAACATCAAAGCCATAAGGCTGCTGCCCGTTCTCGTGCTGAATGATTGCCTGCAACAGCTTCATCATGAAACGGCTGTCTTTGGTATCAATGTGCTGATCCGGACTAACCCCCGTAGCTTTGGCGACACTATTGATATACGCTTGGGTGTTGTTCTCGTTAGGCGGCGCCCAGCGCTTGATAATGCCGCTTACTGTGCTCAGTCCATATTTGCGCTGATAATTGCGCAAGATGATAATCATCGCCCGGATACCATATTCCGGGGTTTTGAACTGACAGAATGATTTGTCGGTCCGCTGAGACTCAGAAACCAGCCCCTGCCAGTCGTCCCCCCAGCGAATATTTCCCGGATTATTATTTCGAATGCCTCGTGGTGTAGTCATGATTACGCCTTGTTGTCGCCGCCACCGATACCGAATCGGCTGCCAAGATATTTCATTGCAAACGCCCTGATGGCGTCTACGCCTACGAACCCAACCCCACCGCCAATGGTGATTGAGAGAGATTTGGGGAAGTCGAAGTATTCAAGCCCCGATGCGAATGTCAGCGTTAGCGCCCCACACAGAAGCCCCTCAAGAAACATCTTTTTCCAGCCACCGCCGCTATAGGCGATACGTAGACCCGCCATAACAACTGAGAGCAGCACGGCCCCCAGCGGCGTATCTCCGCGCCACCAGCTCTGCAGCAACTCCAGCAGATCAGGCCAGTTATTCGGGTTAGTTGGCATTTTCATAGTCTCCACCTCCGGGTTAACGGGGTGCTGTGTGAATGAAGGGGGGCAGGCCCATCGGGCCGATTTAACAACGAGCCGTATCGAAGATGGTTCCCGTGAGCCTGAAATGAAAAAGGCCACGCAAATGCATGGCCTTGGGATTTGAATCCATTGTTTACAAAATGCAATAGAGACGGTATTTTTCAACTTCCGGACAAAAAAACCATATACCGGAACAGGATATAAACATAACTGCCTTGCCTGCATGTAACTATGTGGGCTTTTTTTTATGAAAAAGTTTCGATCAGCACGTATTTTCCCGAGTTCCATGAACGACAGAGCCCCAGCAAGTGCTGAGGTTGAAAAAAATAATGGTCGCTTTGCGTGGATTTAAAAGGAAGCTGCAGGTCTACTTCCCTGCTGTCACCGTTGTCATTATTTAAAGTCCTACACGTCCGGACTAATGCTTCGGTAGATTCGAATCTACACCTGCTGTGTGTGGTGCCGGGTGCCTCCCGGTGAGTCGTTGTGCAACCAGCAACGACCCGCAGATTGTCAGCCAGCAGTGTTTGTAGATTACCTGGTTACATTGCCCCGCCGCTAGGGGGATTCACCACACATAAAACCTAACATCTCGATAACATCGTTTCAATGCCATACGTTGCACTGGCCAGAGATTTAGACATAAAGCATGCTTCGACTCTCCTTCTCATCGCCAGGAGTGTCTCTCAGTTGAAGGTAAAAGGCATGCCAGCAGATGAATGCATAATTATTGTTTTGATGTTTTACGTGAACTGATTAGGAATAAAAAAAGCCCGCTCAGAGAAGCGGGCAGAAAGTAGGCATTCTAGGTAGTAACGAAACGAAAGCACTCCTAATAGTCCGAGCTACCGATTTACCAGGAAGCATTCACTTTTGCCGTTACGTTCTATAAACATAGAAGGGCAACCGCAAAAGTAAACCTGCCATAAATCTTAAATATGTTTAGTGGCAATGTGGTGCCGGGTGCCTCCCGGTGAGCATGCCCCAGCCGGCATGGCCCGCGCTGCATTTACAGGTTTCTGTAACTGACTGGTCGCCCCTCCGCATAGGGGGATTCACCACATCAATACGTTATGCTGTAAACATAGCTAGCGTCAATACACTCTGCATACATTTCTATCGAAGAGCGACTAATCTCAGGCATAAAAAACCCGCATTTTATGCGGGTTTCTGACTTCGCAGTTTGGATTATCTAAATGCTGAGTTCAGAGAAACTTCAGCATCAGGTTCGTGCGTAATTCTGTTTCTGAGATCCCGGCGAATTATCTCAATGGACCAGAACCACACCAGGTGACCAAATATTTCAGAAACGTTTTCATACCATGGTAGTTCGATCAACGGTGGGGTTAGGCCCATAAGCGGGAACGAAATCATATGGACAAACAGTTGTGCGAGCGCACCTGCAAGCAAACCCTGCCACAGCTTAATTTTTGGAAACACCTCAGCAACTACACAATACCCAACCGCGAACACGATCGAGAATATGATATGTGTTACGCCTACCCAGTTAAACACATGTCCGGCGAAGGTATAGACAGCCGCATTTGGATCGGCTAACCCTAACCAATCACGTAGGAAAATATAAGGAGGGTTAAGGAAGTTTCTGGAACAATCAATTTGCCCGGCAGCTCGAATTAATGACTCTGGTCCACAGGCACTGGTAAACATATCGACAGGACTACGCGGTGGTAATGGTACTTCAGCACCCCATTTAACAAATGCTGAAACAACCCCAGAAATAAGCCCGACAAACAATGCAACGCCATAATGCCGTCTCCGAGGTTCGGTACGCACAAAAATATCTTTTAACGCCATAAGACCATCACTTATAAAGAATATTTACAGTTCCTTAATATTCCTTAAGTTTGGCGCAAGGCATTTTGATGCAGATCACACTTTATAGCCGATTTCAGGCATTTTTTTTCAAAAACACAAAACCCTGCAGTAGCAGGGTTTATATGAATGTTTTCGTTCAGGCGTTTTATTCCACGATTTAAAATATACACGACAACTTCGGACAAAATCAAGCATCGTGCGCGTAAAATGCAAAATAATGCGACCATTTACTCAATCAGCTGTTGCTCGTTGAAACTCTTTATCTGCCCTCTCCTCTTCCTTCCAGCATTGGTTCACCAGCGCATCGCAGAAAGGTTTCCAGTTGCGTGTCCATGTTCTGATGTGCAGGTCTGGGATAAGCGTCAGAATCGCTTTGTAAGCAGCAGTAGACGGCATCGTTGAAAAGCCATTCCCCGAACAGCGCTCACAGATTTTATATATCGGTGCTCCCTGCTCTTTTGTCGCTTTGCGGTCCAGAACCCGGCCAGAACCACCACAGCGGCAGCGTGCATTTATTTTCCCCTTACCGTCACAAGCTTCACACTTAGCGCTTATGATGGCTGTTACTTCAGTCCACTTATCCCAGTCGGACGGACGAACAGCACGGGACTTGTTTGCCCAATATGGTGCTTTGCCCCACGGATTAGAAACTTTGCGTTCTGTGGTAGTGGTTTCAATCTGTCCGGTGCCATTGCATACCCTGCAGGCTCCCGTTGTTTCCGCGGACCGGGAATAATCCGCAAAAGCAAACTGCGCCAAAATCAGGCAGCAGCGCCCCAGCTCTTTACCCGCTGTTTTGCGTACGTTCTTCGGTGCGGTTTTAATCGCATACCGCGCTAGCGCCTGGACGGCCAATTGCTCATCTGTCCTACTAATGCCAGTCTTTCCAAAGAACGCAGCCAGCCCGAACCTTGCCCTGCTGCTTGTCACCCCAATACCAGCCATAACATCCGTACCGTTGAGGCGATCAGGTGATGTGCCTTTCACATCGTCGCTGATGTGCATACCCTGAGGGCTGAAATGTTTTAAGGATGCTTCGAGTTTCATGCTTTCAGTAACCCCTCTTTTTTCCATATAGCCAAAGTTCTGAGCACGCCTTCCGCATGCATCAGGCGAAGTTCGTCGCGGGTGTAATCAGTGGTTTTCTTTCTGCCATCAATGAGATCGTGGCAAGCACTGCAGGCAATTGCTCCCTGGGTATCGTCCGGCTTGCATCCAGTTCCGCAGGTACCCGCCAGGCGGTAATGCGCCAGAACACTGGTTTCCGGATTGCCATTGCAATACCCGGGGATCCGTACTGTGCATTCGCGGCCTCGGGCCGCTTTACGTAGGTTCGCCATACTCACCCCCACATCCTGTTGCGCCAGCGAAAGTCTGGCCGCGGCGGGTTTTTGTCCTCCACCAGCTGCGCGCTGACGGTCCATGTCATAAAGTCAGGGTTTAAGCTTCGTTCGACCTTTACGCCCCGCTGACGATATCTCGCCATCAGGTCGTCGGCCTGCTGCGTTGTGCATTCGTGATGGTGAAACCATGAGTATTTCATCGGCATCACCCCGCGAAGCTCAGAAGCTGGTTTGCGGCGTTCTCGACTTCCAGCGGGCTGTTGAACGAACGGGAGAGGATCCACCGCCAGAGAACGTCCAGCGATGCTTTGTACAATTCCTGAAATTCGGTTTCGTCCATGCTGGCGAATGAAATGCTGCGAGGGTGTTTTTTCAGCGTGCCATCCGGCAGCTGTATGGCGTCATAGTGGCCAGCCTCGACAATGACCCACGCCCGGTAGGCGTCGAAAGATTTGCAAATGCTGATACTGCCGGCTCGTTTCTCAGCTATGCGGTCGAGGTATTGCTCTGCGGCATCGAGCAATGCCGACTCATTCCCGCCGTACGCAGCGAGGAATTTTGCATAGCCGCATACCAGCCGACGCTCATTGGAGGAGATCGCCCCGCCGGTTGGCTCCCAGTAATCAAAGCCGAGATTGAGTAAAGCGAAGTAGCGGCGGTGAAAGGCCGGATTGCGGACAAGCTTATACTCGGCCTCCAGAACGGCACCGAGCTTGCATTTTGATTGCAGAAAATCACTGGTCTCCTGCGTGGCAGGGATCAGGATACCTTGGGACTGCTTTACTAAGTGTAATTGCGCCATCGGTTTTCTCCGTGGCGCAGTAGGTTAACGGTTGTTCAGACCGTTGATTACATATTATCAGAGGGTGGAATAATGCGGTAGCCCAATTTTTCTGCAAATTTCATAAATCCATTGAGCGTAAAGATTACTTCGTCAGGCAGAAGTGGCCGCATTGAAACAATGCCATTATCCCGGTACATCAAATGTTTTCCAGCGGAAGGGAAACTACAGACAACCTTTCCGTCTGAACGCCTTACAATATCAAACCATGAATTATCAGCAAAGTTTTTTACAAATTCAACCACAAGGTCCCCTTATATTAAATGATATTTGGCAAGTCCAAGCCTGCGAATCCCCAAAGACAGTGAGTTTTTCAGTTGATAAATGCTTTCCATACGCCAGATATAGTCTAAAAACAGGAAAATACAACACATCTACAAAGGTGTAGTGAGATTATTAATACCATAATAAACAAATACAACAAGAAAAATTTTTAATGAAAAATAAATCCTTTAAATTCAATTAAATGGGAAGAAATCAATATGTTTTCACCATCAATAAACCTCATCTCAAATTAAGCCAAAAGAAAAATGCAATTGTTTTCAAAAATAAGTAGCCACATTGTTTAGACACATAAGAAAACACCATTATCAGACAAATGAGGAGTATCCATAGAAGATGAGTAAAAGCGTTTGCCATACATTCAAAAAAGTTACTTTTTACTATCGGGAGATTACCAGCGAGATGCAGGCAAAAGTGTTTTGTCGTCCCACTCTCTCAGGAAAGTTACTTTCCCGAGATCGATGATTCACCTCGAGAAGGAAAAAGTGTTTTGCTGAAGATGGGAAAAGTTACGTTCTCATTAGCCAACAAAAGTGTTTTGCAAATTTGCTGAGAAAGTAACTTTCCTTGGAAATGGCAGGGGATATTTACTTGCGCGATAGAAAAATGTTTTTTCCGACATGCAGGAAAGTAACTTTGATAGTTAATAGCACTTATAATATTACAAAGAAAAAGTCAACTCATTTTTCATATTCTTGTTATCTAAAAATAAAACCCGCCTTAGCGGGTGAGTCATGGAATACTTGAGCAGGGGATGACCTTGTACGGTTGGCATTACCTCTTCATTGCTAAAGCATCACGGATATTGGTAATCAGGTATTCCTCATCAACACATTTTTGAGTAATCAGAATTCTGAACCAGACGGGTGCAATCAGCATTTCAAGTATGGCTTTACGCTGCCCTTTATAATCAAGTTCACCTCGCTGTGCTGCCTGTTCGAAAATCATTTCTGCCTGGCTGAATCTTTGCTCCCATAACTCTCGAATAGCAGATTTAACCATGTCATCACCCGACGACATGGCACTGATCCCCCCCTCGGTCAGCTTCCTGCCCTCTGAAGAAGAAAGCATGGCAGCGATCATTTGCAAGAACTGCAGTAAATCCGTTGCCAGACTGCCGCTATCGGGAATTTTGACCATACCATCAGCAGTATTTTTGAATACATCAGCAATTAATCGTGCCCTGTCAGGCCAGCGACGATAAACCGTTGACGCGTTTACACCAGCGTATTGGGCGACGTTGCGGTGAGTAAGTGAGTCTGCGCCGCTCTCCATAAGTATGCGTCGGGCTGCTTGCAATATCGCCTCTCGCACTTTTGCGCTACGTCCTCCCGTTCTCTCTCTTACGGAATCCGTAGATTTTTTTTCTTCTGTGGTTATTGCTCTCATCTATATCTACGCCTAGTATTAACGCAACAATCGTTGCGTTAAGAGAATGACATGAAAATACATTGCCTGCAAACCGGAGATGTCCAGATAAAGAGTCGGCATCAACTAGCCCGCCATGAGGCACGCCCAGCTCGGGTTTTTGATGTTTTAAAAGACAAAAACTGGAGCCCTCGTCTCCCGATCGGATGCTGGTTAATAGAACATCCAGAAGGGCTTATTCTAGTTGATACAGGTGAAAGTTCCCACGCAAACGACCCTGGATATCAACCCTGGTGGCATCCGTTTATGCAGTATTGTGAGAGGAGATGGGTTAAACCAGAAGAAGAGGTCAGTTCAAGAATACGGGCGCTTGGATTTGATCCTCTGGATGTCCGATGGGTCATTATGACTCATATGCACGGTGACCATGCGGGAGGAATTAGGCACTTTCCTAATAGTGAAATTATCCTCAGCCATAAAGAAGCCCATGATGCGCTGGCCTGGTCTGGTCCTGCACAGGGGTTTCTGAATATGCACTATCCGAAGTGGCTTAAACCAACAACAACAACCCATGATGACGGGCCGTTTGAGAGTTTTGACAGAAGTATGTCAGTAACCAAAGACGGCAATGTAAGAATCGTACCAACACCAGGACACACGCCCGGACACCAGTCAGTTATCGTCGATATGGGCGAGTATTATGTGCTCATCGCTGGCGATGCATCGTATCAGGAAAGCTATATGCTGGAAGGTCGCATTGATGGTGTTGCTGTTGATACAAAACTACATCACGACTCCACCAGAAGGATGCGTGAGTTATGTCGACGTAAACCAACAATTACCCAGTTTGCCCATGACTTCGATAGTGCAAAACGACTTGAAGAGAAAACTTTTACAGTGCCTGGCAAATAGTTGACGCACACGACAAGACTGTAAATATTGATAGTCTTGTCGTGGTCGCTATTAGACAACTAAGCGGCAACGGGTTCTTGGCACATCTCCGGCAAATTAGCCCTCACCAATGCCTCAGCAAAAGGCGGTGGGACAGCGTTGCCGCAGCGTGCTGCCTGCTTATCCTTGGCATATTTCACGCCGCGGTAGTCCCGGTCGATGATGTACCATTCAGGAAAGCCCTGCGCCCGGTATAACTCATGCGGCTGCAGCATGCGCATACCAATATCGACGATGCGGTAAGTCACTCCGCTAATTTCCACCAGGCCTGTGCTATCCGGTCCGCAATACTCCTTCAGGAACGCCAGCGCCTGCTGAGCGCGCTCTTCGTCGTAGTCCTCGACCGCCAGTGTCGTTTTGACCTCTCCCACATGCTGGCCACCAGCGGTGACCGTTGGCACTGGCTCGTTGGTGGGCTGGCCGGCGCGACATGTCCCACGTAGTTTGACCAGGTGAGAAGCAACAACGGCATGGTGATTTCCAGTCGTAACCGTATGCGCCGGTGATTCCATCGAGCCGCCAGGATGCCCTGTGTTGTTTACCATAAGGTGTGCCGCTACGACCGCGTGATGGTCAACCGTCGTCACCGAGTGCGCGGGCTCATCCAGCCCGACGCCTGGCCCGGTGTAATTCCCTCCGTAGTGTTTAGCCAGGAACGCGGATACCAACTGAGATTTTCCGCCACCGCCAGCCGTGATAGTCGCGCTTGGCTCATCAGCCCGATGACCGACACTGGCGCCGAATTGCCGGGCGATAACTGGAGCGACTACGCAGGCGCGCGACTCTTTCAGAATGGTGTGAGCAGGTTTATCAAGCGGACGCGGTTTAGCCTGGTATTCGCTGCCACCGTTGCCAGCGAGGAACGGGACAAGGCCCGCCTCAACAATCCCCAGCGCATGACCATTCCCGCCCGGGCGAGTGGACGTGCCGGCGGTCACTGCCGGTACCGGATCGGTAACTGGCTGCCCGGTGGCGCCGGTACGGAATTTTGTCAGATGAGGTACCGCGATTGCGTAGCCGTGGGTTTTGGTAATCGTCTGCAGCGGATCCGCCAGGGATTGCCCACGGAAACAGTCGTATTTGCCGCGTGTCGTTGTGTGATTGCACTTCACGATGAACGGTGAAGCGCTGCCGATAACGAAGCGCTGGATGCCCCGGGCAATGCGCCGGAACGTGTTTTCCGCCAGCGGCTTTTTGCGGCCAAAAATCGACGGAGCCGGGATTGACCAGTCGATACATTCTGCAGCTGTGCGCCACGGCGCCAGCTTGCCTGCCTGCACCGCGGGCGATTTAGGATCTCCATGAGTGGCTTCCGGCCATACAATCGGCTTCCCATCGCAACGCATCACCATGAAGAATCGCTTACGGATGGTCGGCGCACCATAATCACATGCGCGCAACTCGCGATACTCAACAGTGTAACCCAAACCGTTTACAAGTCGTGCTGCATCCTCGCTATCAAGCGAAATATTCAGAAATTCGCAGCATTCGGCCAGCGCCGGATGATCCGCTGAAATGCCTGTGGTCAGCATGCCAATGAATGCCTCAAAAGTCTCGCCAGCACGGGCAGGATCTGGACGCATTTCACCAGCGAGCAGCGGCCCCCACGTTTTAAATTCTTCAACGTTCTCCAGCTTCATCACTCGGGGTTTAACATCCAGCCCCCAGCGCAGTACCACCCAGGCCAGTCCACGGATCGCTTTCTCGACAGGCTTAGCTCATTTCGCTTTTGAAAAGTGACGACAATCTGGTGAAAACCACGCCAACGCTACCGGGCGGCCAGCGGTCGCGACCTTTGGCCTGACTTCGTAAACCGATTCGCAATAGTGCAGCGTGTCCGGGTGATTGGTGGTATGCATAGCTACAGCGTTTGGGTCGTGGTTTATCGCGATATCCACACTACGACCAATCGCCATCTCGATGCCCGTCGAGGCGCCGCCGCCACCAGCAAAGTTATCAACGATGATTTCGCTATCTTTCACGCGTATTTCTCCATGGCGCAGGCAAGCGAACTAGCCGCGGCGATAATTGACGGTACCGGCATTTTTTCCAGCCACATACGGTTGATATGGTGCTGCAGGCGACGTTGGTGATGCGCTGGCAGTTCTCCAGCGCTTTCTATCTGGGTGAATACCATCGCGACCTCGGCAGGCCATACAGTTTCAGGCACATCCACCAGCAGCAGGCCTTCCAGTTCCTGAATGCGTTTGCAGGCGTATTTCAGTGAAAGATCCACTATCTCACCTCCTGCGTCATTACCGTCCAGCACAAACGTCCAAGGACTTCTCCACGTGCAGAGTCTGCATCTACGCCAATATTTTTATGCCGCCACAGACTAAATAATCGCCAGCGCTCAGCTATTTTTACCACGGCCATGCGCGTCAGAACGCCCGTCTGATACAGCTCTGTGAAAGCTGGTTTCTTCCTGGTTATCATTTGCATAACTAACAAACCTTAGATTTGTTGATAACAAATATGATGTTTGCGTTTTATGCTTTCACCTCTAACAGGTGGTTGGTAAATTACCGATACGCAAAAAACGCTCTAAACTGTTTGATTGCAAGTCCAGAGACAAGGAATGAAAGAGAGGGTATCCACATGATGTTGCCTGAGAAATTATCCTATGCTCATTCAGCTATAAGTGCTGTGTTCGCGTTTGCTCTTATCAGGCATTATCGTCTTGGGAATAAAGACCCATCAATAAAATCCAGGTTCCTGATTTCTGTTCTCCTAGGGATGTCTGTGCTTGCAATAGCCATTGGTGCTTTGTGGCCGGAATATCATTCGTAACCCCTACTGAGTAGCAGTGAGCAATATCCGAAAACTGAAATGAAAATTGATTTTTATCAGTTCTTCGCTTCTTTTCATGATTTGTCACTCCCCCTTCATTGCAGCCTCGATTCAACAGGCGTATGTTCACCGCCGTCAAGCTTGTGGGCTGTTAGCTCAGCTGGTAGAGCACTGGACTCTTAATCCATTGGTCGCGGGTTCGAACCCCTCACAGCCCACCACTCACCTAGATTCGCTTTCTCTGCTGCCGCTTTCAGGCTCTGCGCCAGTTCGGTGATATCAGTCATGGCTGGCCTCCTCGAATAACACATCCCCCTCAATACCGCCGACCTGATAAACGATCGAGCCATCTTCCCGATATTCCATTGGTGCAGCGCTCCAGGCTTCGCCATTGAGATCGTCATCGTCGCCAACTTGAACAAACCCGCCAGCAACTACACGGGCCGGATACATTTCACCTTCAGTCCAGTATCCTTCGGTATCCTTAATGCAGAGAATTTGCAGTGAGTTGCTCATTTGTCTGCCCCTTCTAACGCCGCTGCTATCTCTTCGAAAAAGCCATCTCGGGTATGGCTGGTCATTGCTGGTAAAAATACGGACATCAGCCTGTTTGTGTTGCAGTTCTCATCGTCTGCGAACAGAGCGATTTTTTTATCCAAGCGCACCTTCGCTTCCTGCAACTGCTCGTTTTTCTTGTTAGTGCGCTGGATATAGTCGGCAATGATTTCTATAGCCTTGTTTGTGTATTTTTCGACGTGTTCAGTCATGTGAACCACCTATCGCCTCAATCGTTTCCAACAACAACCGGCGGCGCGTATTTTCTGCAAAGTGACGGCGCCCGGTTTCTTTGTGGTAAAACTCGTTTTTGCCAACGACCCACATCCGCTCTGTCTGGTGCAGTTTTTTTACCTGCGGACCGTCTTTGGTGATCACGATGCCGGTATGGGTTTTCACAATTGTCATAAGATTTCCCGTGATGACGATGCCGGCGTACAGGTAAAAATCATTTCCTGAATATCGAGGAAACGCTGGAATACAGGACAACCAAGCAGGCTGTAATTCATCCCCGACGCTGCCTTTGGCACCATCCCAAGCCGTTTCATGTCAAAGTCGATGAGGGCCCGCTGATCGCGGAACAGCCCCAGACGACCATGCCGGACAACCTCCCCAGTCGCTTCTGCTTCGGAAAAATACCGCTGGACAGTAGCGCGGCTCAGCCCCAGTTTTTTCATTGCCTCGGCGGTCGTGAGTCGCCCCTGATGCCTGGTGATCCGAATCACTGCGCGGACGTACTCTCTGCGCTCAATTGCTGACAATGCTCTAGCCATACATACCTCACTTAACAACACGCAAATGGCGCACGTTTTTGCGATAGCTTTCCCAGTCAAAATTCACCCACATACCGCCGTCCATCTGGAGACGGTCGAGGACTCGCATGCCCAGAGTTTCCTTCAGCGATTCATAGTTCAGGTTGGTTAGGATGCCGACAGGCCGCATGGAGGACAGCCGGCGATCGATAACCTGATTCAGGATGACTTTTTCACCGCTGCTGCCGCGCTGAATACCCACCTCATCCAAAATCAGCAGGTCCACATGGCACAAATCGTCCAGCAATGACGCCTCTGACTGCCCGCCGTCATAGCACTCGCGAACACGTAGCATCAGGTCAGGAATAGTCACCACCAGCACAGAGCGGCCACCAGCCAGCAGGTGATTTCCGATTGCTGCCGCCAGATGGTTTTTCCCGGTGCCCGGCGCTCCGCTGAATACGAAACTCGCAAACCCAGAGCCGAAATGCTGCGCATAACTTTTTGACATCGTGAGCGCCCGGCGCTGACCATCTCCTGCCACCTGGTAATTTGCGAACGTGCAGCTCCGATGCAGATCCTGAATTCCCGCACGTCCAAAGATTTTCTCTGCACGTGCGCGCTGGTTTTGTTTTTCCAGTTCCTCGCAATGCTTTCGCCCTTCCTCTGCTTGCCAGGCACGCCATTCATCAACACTGCCGAATTTTGGCTGAACGCCAGGGGGAATGAGTTTTTTCAGTCGCTCCAGTGCATTCCCGGTACCAATCATGTTTTTCATCGCTACCCCCTGAATCCCGATGGGATGGTTTTGTCAGGTTCCGAAATCTGATTGGGATCTCGTGCGCCTGGCGCCTGCTGAATCGCCCACGGTTCGCTGAAATGCATACCAGGGCCAAAAAACGTTTTCGCCTGTTTCACGTACTGCGTGTTGAGGATTCCCTCGGCTTTAACGAAAGCCGCGTAACGCACCACTCCTGCGAAGATTTCCGCCGCAGTGGTTCCATCCCTGATTCGGGCATTCCAGGCTTTGAAAGCATCTGACTTGCTGTTTCCCCCTGCCCGCTTGGGATAAACCGACCAGACCTGCTCGAAATCATTCGGGTATATTTTTGGGGGATCAGGTTTATCGCCTTCGTCCTGGTTCTGATCGTCCGGGGGTGTGGCGAAGCCATACCCCGAACTATCTTCTTCCTGATCCTGTTCCTGCTCCTGATCCTGTTCCTGGTTAAGGAACGGTTCGAGAACCCTTTCGGAACCCTTTAGTTTTGCGATGCCGATGTGGGATATTGCCGAGGCTAAAACCCGCGCCAGCTCTGGCTTAACCCTAGATGTGTCCGGGACCTGATCAAACAAACGCAGTGCTGCAATTCCCTGGTTTGGGTTTTCAACTGAATTCCAGGTCAGAAAGTTACGAATTAGCACCCATTTCGATGACGAATCACGCGTTGCGAAACCGTTAGCCGATAGTTCATCAAACCCTTTCGAAACCCTTTCAGGAGTCCAGGCTAAGTCTTCCGAAACATATCCATCAGGCAGCCGGAAACACCCAATCATGTTCGTGTGTTGCCCGGTGAGCAGGTACAGCGCCAGCAACCTGGCATCATCCGATACCCGGCGCATTCCATCGCTTATCCAAAATGATGTATGCACCTTACCGTAATCACGCATAGAGACCCCGTTGTTGCTTAAACTGGTGTGTTTTCATCACCAAGCACCCACCGCAAAGCCGCTGCGTATTCGCCGCTGGCGGTTTGAAGTTGCTGGGTGATTTCCTTACGGGATTTGAGACGAGGCTTTGTGTTGCCGAGGACAGCGCGCTGGCGGCGAGCTTTCTCGTGGCCAGTTACACCCTCTGCCGCTGCCTCTAACTGTTTGACCGTTTCCCGTTGCTTTTCCGGTGGCATATCGACCAGCTGACGCGCTTGAGTGACAGTGACTTTTCCAGCCTCAACCGCCGCCTGGACGGCCTGCGTCGCATCCAGTAGAGCCACGGTTGCCTGAACCGTTTTTACGCTGCAGCCAAAAAGCAGGGCAATGTCATTTTCGTCATGACCGTATTCCATCTGCTGAACCATTTTTTTGGCCCGGCCCAGTGGGGTATCTGGTTGCGTTATCTCGTTTTCGCTGACCATGTATTTGGCCATTTGAATTGCTGAGCCGCGCTTAGCTATACCGGGTACCGGCCAGGGTTCCAGCCCTGCCCGCTTTCTCCTGGCGTTTGCTTCCTTAGCGTTCTTTACGCGCTGCCGACCTGCCACCACGCAGGTTTTCCCTGTCTCCGGGTCCTTCCACACGATAATTGGTTCGAGTACCCCAAGCTCCATGATGTTGAGGATCACTGCTTCATTAAGCGGTAGGTGTACTCGTTCGTCGTAAAGCGGGTGTGTTGTATCGGTAACCAGATGCAAACTTTCCGGTTCGAAAAAAAGAACATTGCTTTTGCCGCTGGCGCCGTATGCGTCGATAGAATTTTTAGCCATGGGCGCCCCCGTTATTGATATTCAGTTGGTGAGTGTTCATAATTTCCCCTGTGAATTGATCCAGTTAATTCGCAACGAAAGCCGTAGGTGTTGCAGCACCGCGGCTTTCACCTTTCTGAGTTCCAGCATCACGTCACTCCTAGCATTGAAGTGACAATGGCCATCAGCGGCGCCGTTAACTCAGGGTCTATCCGGAACATCTCGACAATTCCCTCGCTCAGTTCTTTCAGCTTCTGATGGCGTGGAGCCCCCACAGCAACGGCAATCTTTGCTTCGCTGGTTTCTTTTTCCAGACGAGCCAGGCGGGACATAAAATTGTCTACGGGAAAAAGACGGTGACGGTATTCCAGCGGAAGAACGGCCATGATCGCCGGTGTAAGAAGGCGAACATACTCGCGATAGCGCTCAGACTCGGCCGGGTTGTCCAGGTAGCGAAAAAGCTTCTGTCGGGCACGGCTGATGTCATCAGGAAACGCGATCTCCTCGCCGCCCTGCTGTCGCCATTCCTCGACGATGTACGCAGATACAACGTCCTGCCCTTCAGCTGCTGCCCAGGCACGAACGGCAGAGCGAATTGCGTCGTGATCCGCCTCTCTCTGTTGATTACGCTTTATCAGAGCGCCGGTGTTGAATCCGATATTTTGTTGAAAGGGAAGTGTTTGCATGTTCAGCCTTCCTGTTTCGGCAGGCCGTCAGTTGGATTCGGGTAGAGATCCGGGCGAAGTTCGTGCGGGGTGACGCCTGTAGCCTGAAAAATAGAGGAAATGCGGCCCTGAGGCACAAGCCCCCCACAACGTTTTTTCCAATGACTAATTGTCATTGATGAGACGTCCAATTTTTCAGCTAGCTTTGTTGCGTTACCGGCATTTTTTATGGCTTTCTCTAATGCATTCATAAGTGACTCCCTATAGGTTACGAATCAAATTAAACATTATGTTTATTTTTATGTCAACTTTATGAATGTTGTGGACGTAAACATTTAGTTTAAAATCGTGATATATGAGAAAAAATACGCACCAAGCAGATAACCCGCAGGTTCAGCGGCTTAACGAAATCATTGAGAAGAAGCGCATATCAAAAGCTGATATCGCGAGGATCTGTGGTGTGAGCGCGCAGTCTGTTAACAACTGGTTTGTGCGGGGCGCGATAGGAAAAAGCTCTGCGATAAAGCTCGCGGATGCACTTGGCGTCAGCCTTGAATGGGTTTTAGGCCAAGATGTGGGCTCTAAAGACGGTTTGAGACCTGACGAGCGAAGGTTGCTTGAGCTTTACAACCAACTGCCAAACGAAGAAGAACAACAGAACATGCTGCGGATCGTATCTCTTCGCCTGAAGGAGCTCGATGAGCTGTACGCCAAGTACATGGGCCGGCGGATTAAGGGTGATTCGGAGTAGCAATTGTCTGGCTTATGTGATCGAGCGTTTACTAAGTGCAATACACAATAAAATGACAATTTGTTGATAGTAAAACAATTAATACGATTGATTAGTTATAATTTATTTTCCCTGCTAAAAATAATAGTGGAGAGTTGAATGACAGCAGAAATCGCAGTTTTCAATAAATCAGCAGTTGCTTTAGCAGCAGACTCTGCTGTCACAATATCTGGTGAAGATGGTGTAAGCAAAATATATAATGGTGCGGATAAGCTTTTCGCTCTTAGCAAACACCACCCTGTTGGGGTTATGATATTTGGCTCGGCCGATTTATGTGGCATCCCATGGGAAATGATTATTAAGCAATTTAGAAAAAACCTTACTGATAGAAGCCATGATACTATAGAAAAATACGCTGAAGAGTTTTTCCAATTTCTTTGTACAAGCGAAAACATTATCCCCAGCGATGTAAGAGAAAATAATTTATTAGACATATACAACAATCGATTCTTCCCTGCATTTATTAATATGGTGGAAGAAAAAAGAATCAAGCCACTCATTGATCAATTCGGTCAAAAACCCTCTACTCTTGATACATATAAGATTATCGAAGAGGAGGCCAATTCAATGCTCATTGATCTAGCTAGTGAGCCTTTTTTTGTAGGGTTTAGTGAACATGACATTGAAGAAATAATTAGGTTTGTATTTCCTATTGCTAAAGATACCTGTGATGAAAAACTATTCCAAGAGCCAGAGGTTGAAATCCCACAATCTCTTTATCAAGTTATTGGAGCTTTATTTGCAACCATAACATGTAAACGCTCTAATTTTGGAAGAAATACAGGTGTCGTTTTTGCAGGCTATGGTGATGAAGAATTCATGCCTGCTGTATTAGCTTATGATGTATTGGGTTTCTTTAGAAGTAAATTACGATTTTTTCCTAATTTAGAAAAGAGTTCATCGGGTGGTTTATGTGGAGTAAAAGCATATGCACAGGAAGAAGAAGTAGAAACTTTTCTTCATGGTATAAGCAATTCATTAAAAGAATTTATCCTTTACGGTTTCGAATATGAATGTGACAGAATAAGAGAGAATATCAGCGAAGAATTAGCCTCACTTACACTTTCCAATGAAGAAAAAAAAGCTTTTGAAGACACTATCATCCAAAAAATGGAAAGCCGTAAAGACATATATCGCAAGGTTATTAACAATCAGATAACAGACAAATACTCCTCGAAAGTCACCCAGATGATTGAATTTTTACCAAAACAGGACCTAGCCTACATGGCAGAGTCTTTGGTTAATCTCACAGCGTTTAAACGAAAAGTGTCAAATGATAACGAAACTGTTGGCGGTCCAATCGATGTTGCTATAATCTCCAAAGGAGATGGATTTATTTGGGTCAAGCGTAAACACTATTTTGACAAAGACCTCAATCATCATTTTTTCTTAAAATAACTTAGGGCTTTGATATGAAAGAAGATAATTTTGATAAGTCATTAGAATTAAGAGAGTGGCAAAAGCTTTTTAACCCTAAAAAAACAAAAGAAAAACAGTCACTTCTGCTTAAAGAAAAGAAAAATCCGACAGATAATCAGTTGCTTAAAGAAAGATCTTTTACATGGTAATGAACCACTTAGTAGACACCCGGCCGCCGCGTCGGGTTTTTCTTGCCCTTTTCTCACCAACTCTGCCGAATCTGGGTTTACTCCCTTCCTAATGACGTTCCCGGCTTCCCACATGTTGTTCGATCAAGTCTCCATCCACTACAAGATCCACCACAGCCAAACTCAATGCATGAGTATCAGCCCCGCCGTATCCTCGTCATAATCCATAGCCGCCCCTGCCTGATGGTTTTATAGCCGCTCGCTGCTTTAAAAAAATGCGGCCAAGGCCTGCACCCGCAAAATTATAAACTTTATGTTTATACACACAGACTCATTTAGTTGACATAATAATAAACAAAGTGTTTAATCGCCTTATAGCAACAAACCACCCAGGCATGGAGCCCACGAAGTAGCTGCCGGCGGCATACGAAACACCGGATGAGGTGGAGAGATCAACGCGCAGTAGGTTTAAACGTTCCGCTGGCCGGCGACAAGGCAATGAGGGTGAGATGAGTAAGGTAAAGGTGGCGCCAATTGAACTCGAAATAGACGCCACGGAAGTAATCAATCAGGTCGAGGAACTACTGGGGTTACTTGAGCTTCCAGCCCGTTCCCTTGAAGGCATCCCTGAGGATGTCGTCAACCTGCTTTTTGACAACATCCGTCCCTTGCTTAACGACATCGTCCTTAGTGATTTCTCGACCACAGTTGGCACAACTGACGCCAACAAAATTTGTATCAAAGTCGAAATCATCGGGACGCTTGAGCATCTCGCTTCCGCAATCAGGGCAAGCAACTTTCATCGTTGTCAGTTTTGACATTTTTATTTCCTTGCTGGCTGTGTGAGAACTACCAGCATACCACCGAGCCTGAAGTGGTTAAAAGACAGGCATACATGAGGAGTTGGAATGAGCAAGCAAGGCATCAGAGCCCTGGTCATTTCGGCAGTTATCGGGCTCTTCATCTGGATCGCGCTCTTCAGCGCGCTGTGGGAGTTATTTCTATGAATGATTTCGCACGCAAACCCGCTCGTCAGCAGGCTGTTCGCTTAAGTCCGCTGTCAGCTTTCATCCGCCGGGTGTGCTACATGCTCGCGCAAAAAGGAGACCCTTCATGAGCACGATGTTTGCCCTGGTTCTCACCGTCAGCATGCTGACGGGCGGTAATCAGGATGTCCTGCTCGGCGTTTACGACACTGAGAATGACTGCAAGGCTGCTGCAGAAGAGCAACACGTGAAAGCTGAATGTTATCCGCTGAAAGGTGTACTGGACGAGCATCCAGCCGGGTTCACGGTGCAAATGTAGGGGGAAGAATGCAGAAAAAATGCGGTTACTGCCGTAAAGCGATCGAGGGAAAACCAGTAGTAAGCACCCTGTTATATCTCCAGGGGAACCAGCTCGCACGGAAAGAAAAAGAGTACTGCTCTGAACGCTGCGCCTCTTACGACCAGATGGCGCACGAGGGCTAACGTAAACCCGCCGAAGCGGGCTGTACGTCCGGTGCCACCTACCAAAGTTACACCGGAAATTACCAAAACCAATGACCACCCTGAATGGGCGCTACCAATGGCCCGGGGGATTCTACATCCAAAATAGAGGCTATCACATGGAATATTTTTATCTGATAAAAGCGACTCAAAAATCGGGTAAAGCTGATGCCGTAATCTGGCGCACTAATAAATCAGAAGCTCGCGCCTGTCTGCAACTGGACGTCGATCTGGAAGACGCCGGGATCGAAACAGGCCGCGGCAAAGACTATCAAAAACCAATTCGCACCGATTTCCCGGTATTCAATGACCTGCCGGCGGAGGGTGTTCTCGATTACTCATGGTGCGAACGCTACCAGCTCGGCGACGATGGCCGCACCTGGGCTCTGAAGCCAGGTCAGGCGCCTGCGGATCATCACATCGATGATGCCGGAGTATCCGCTGAGCCCGTTAGTGGCGAGCTGGTTGATGCCAATACTACTGGTGACGCGGCACAAGGTGAGACCGTGGAAACTTTCGGTAGCGATGAATACCAGAACGATTCAAGCGCGCTTTTTAACGTGGCAGAACTCCCCTTTCGCACTCAGCTGCTGGCGCAGTATATGGCCGAAGAACGCCACGTTTATCATATCAGCATGCCTCACCGGCAGGAGCTGTCAGTTCTTGAAATGGACACTGATAACGCAGCCGTCCAGGATCTGATTCTGGCCGCCGAGAATATCCCTGAAATCAAAAAATACGATATGCCGGCGCTCTGGAAATTCACCAGTGCCAATAAAAAAGTCTTCCCCGAAGGGAAACGGCATGAGCTCGGCAAGCGTATCCAGTTTGCAAAGCTGTGGTTCGCTACTAACGCGATCGACCGCGGCATTCTCACCAGGGAATGGGCTGCCGGTAACTGCATTTCTTCGGTTATGAAAACTGATGCAGGTACGAATGCTGGCGGCGGTAATAAAACCGATCGCAATCCTGACTACACCCATACCCTTGATACGCTCGATGTAGAAATAGCCCTGGCCACAATGCCAATGGATTTCGATATCTACAATTTCCCGGCATCAATTCACCGCCGGGCCAAAGAGATCGTCCAGAAGAAAGAAAGTCCGTTCAAGGAATGGTCTGCAGCGCTGCGCAAGGTTGCAGGCATCCTGGATTATTCCCGCGCCGCCATTTTTGCTCTTATTCGTGGCGCCACCAGCGATATTCACCATTTCCCGGTAAGTCTGCAGACCTATATCAATGCGAACCTGACCGAGCATAAGCATGACGCCCCTTCTACTGAGACGCTTGAAAAAGCTGGTCATGTTTCATCTGCCGCCGTCACTCTGGACGCTGTGAAAAAGGCTATCGATGGAGATGAAGGTGTGCCTGACCTGGAAACTCTCCCAACTGACTTTCAGGTAATTGGCACCGAACTGGTGAAAGAAGCTCAAAAGAAACGCCCTGACGCTAATCAGGTTCTGGCCGCCGAACGTGGCGAATATGTCGAAGGCATCAGTGACCCCACGGATCCGAAGTGGATAACCGAAGACCTGACCAAACCCAAACAGCCTGAAGTTTCAAACATGGGCAATGGTGTTTTTTCGATTGATGGTCTGATGGATAGCCAGCCAGCACCAGCACTTTCTATCGTGGACCAGGCGCGCCAGCGCGCTGCAGAAGAAAAATTACATCCAGCTAATTCCGGGGAAACCACCAGCGATGTGCAGATGGAAACGGCTCAGCCGGTCGAAGACGAAAATGATAATACGGTATCAGCAGGCGAAGGCGCTGATGAGCCTCCTGCGCAAACAACTGCCGTGAACATGAGCAAAATACTGGCTGAACGCTGCCCGGATCTTACCTCCGAAGTGCTGAAAAGCCAGGTTTCCGAGAGTGCTCATAGCGATGAAGAGGAAGTGGCTGAACAAGCAGCGCCAGCATGGCCGGAGTATTTCGAGCCTGGTCGATATGAAGGCGTGCCAAATGAGATCTACCACGCCGCTAACGGTATCAGCTCCACGATGGTTAAAGATGCGCGGGTATCGCTGATGTATTTCGAGGCGCGCCACGTATCCAAGACCATCCAGAAGGTACGCTCCCCTGTTCTGGATATGGGAAATCTGGTGCATGCACTGGCGCTGCAGCCTGATCAGCTGGAAAAAGAATTCAGTATCGAGCCGGAAATCCCGGAAGGCGCCTTCACCACTATGGCGACGATCCGCGCATTTATCGACGAATACAACAACGGGCTTCCGGTTTTACTCAGCGCAGATGACATCAAAAGATTCCTGGAGGAATACAACGCGAACCTGCCCGCCCAGGTCCCCTTGGGTACATCAGTTGAAGAAACCGGCCAGGGTTATATGTCTTTACCTGTTGAGTTCCAGCGCATTGAAGACGGTCAGAAGCAAACCGCCACCGCAATGAAGGCCTGCATCAAAGAATACAACGCCACCCTGCCCGCCCAGGTGAAAACCAGCGGCAGCCGCGATGCCTTACTGGAACAGCTGGCGCTTATTAATCCTGACATGGTTGCTCAGGAAGCACAGAAGGCGCAGCCGCTGAAAGTATCAGGTACTAAGGCGGATCTGATTCAGGCCGTGAAATCGGTAAAACCGGATGCCGTGTTTGCCGACGAGCTGCTGGATGCATGGCGCGAGAACCCGGAAGGAAAAGTGCTGGTTACCCGCCAGCAGCTGGTTACGGCAATGGCCATTCAGAAAGCACTGCTGAATCACCCGACCGCCGGCAAGTTGTTGACGCACCCGAGCCGTGCCGTCGAGGTGAGCTATTTCGGCATTGATGAGGAAACCGGGCTGGAAGTTCGCGTGCGTCCTGACCTTGAGATAGACATGGGCGGCCTGCGCATCGGTGCAGACCTTAAAACCATTAGCATGTGGAACATCAAGCAGGAAGGTCTGCGCGCGAAGCTGCACAGAGAAATCATCGAGCGCGATTACCACCTGAGCGCGGCTATGTACTGCGAAACCGCAGCCCTTGACCAGTTCTTCTGGATATTCGTCAACAAAGACGAGAACTACCACTGGATCGCCATCATTGAGGCATCAGAAGAACTGCTGGAACTCGGCATGCTGGAATATCGCAAAGCAATGCGCGCCATCGCGAACGGTTTCGATACTGGCGAATGGCCGGCGCCAATCACTGAAGACTACTCCGAAGAACTTAACGATTTTGATGTGCGCCGTCTCGAAGCGCTGCGCGTACAGGCATAAGGGGATATGACTATGGAAAACACAAACATCATCACATCTGAACAGCAAGTGCCAAACAATATATCTGCAAACAACTCCATTTTTAACGTTCAGGCACTGAGCCAGTTAACAGCGTTTGCAGAACTAATGTCTGCGGCCAGCATTGCGATTCCGGATCATCTCGCAGGCAAACCTGCCGACTGCATGGCAATCGTTATGCAGTCAATGCAATGGGGAATGAACCCTTACGCTGTCGCACAAAAAACGTTCTTTGTCGGTGGAAAAATCGGGTACGAAGCCCAGCTCATCAGCGCAATCCTCAGCAGTACGGGAGCCATACGCGGGCGTTTTCATTATGAGTACGAGGGTGACTGGTCTAAATGCACCCGCTCGAAAGAAGTTAGAACTACAAAATCCGGAAGGAACGGCAATTACGAAAAGACAGAACGTATACGAGCCTGGAGTGATGAAGATGAAGAAGGCTTGTATGTGCGGGCTGGGGCGGTAATTAAAGGTGAAACAGAGATTACTTGGTGTGAACCCGTTTATCTTTCAAGCGTGGTAATTCGAAATTCGCCACTTTGGGCAACTAATCCTAAGCAGCAGATTGCTTATCTCGCGACAAAATACTGGTCTCGTATCTACTGCCCTGCCGCAATCATGGGTTTTCAGGATGCTGACGATCTTGCCTATCGCGAAGAGAAAGTTATCAATCCAGAGCCTGTTCAACGCATGAGTATGAAGGAAATCACCTCTGATGTTGAAACGACCACCAGCGCGCAGGAATCAGCAAGTAATGTTGATGCCGTTGCCGACGATCTACGCGACCGCATTGATACAGCTGACTCAGTGGATCAGGCCAAAGCCATTCGTGCAGACATTGAATCACAGAAAGCTCTGCTGGGTACTGCCCTGTATACCGAACTGAAAAACAAGGCAGTTAAGCGCTACTACCTCGTTGATGCACGAAACAAGATTGAGGCCGCGATTAATTCACTGCCTAACCCTAGCGAACCGGAAGCTTCCGAGCTGTTTGCGAAAGCAGAAGGCACCCTCACCGCCGCCAAACGCCATCTTGGTGATGAGCTGTATGACCAGTTCCGCATCACCCTGGACGACATGAAACCGGAATACGTGGGCTAACCAGATTGGGAGGGGAAACTCTCCCGATAAAGGAATGTATATGCGATTGATTAACCGAAGCAGACACTCCCCTCTGGGCCGTCAGGCGTGCGATGCCGCGCTGGCAAAACATGTAGAGCTTTATGGCGATTATGGTCGGCAGAAAATGAAGCGGACCTATACCGTCGTGGTTCAGGGCACAAAAATCACTGTTGAAGTCGTTAATAGGAATTGCAGCTACGTGGCCACGGCTATGAACTGCGCCCGGCGGCTCCGGCATTTACCCGGTCAGGTTTCCTGATATCGGAATATCACCCTATCGGGCTTTGATGGCTCATATTAATCAAACTGGAGGTTTACATGGGACAGCTCGTTAGCTTAGAAGACTGGGCTTCCGGTCCTAATGGGTTTAAGCATCCGCCATCCAGAGCGTCGTTGCACAGAATTGCAAAAACGGGACAAACGATCCCGAGGGCGCTAAAGCTTGGTCGGCGATGGGTTATAGATGAAGATGCAAAATTCATAGGCTTAATCACATCGCCGGTTCTACCACCCCGCATGCCGAAAGCGGTTAAAACGCTAATGGAGCGAGTAATTAATGGCAGCCAGACCACGTGATCACAAAGTTAATATTCCAAATCTTTATTGCAAATTGGATAAACGTAACAGCAAAACTTACTGGCAATACCGACACCCCTTAACCGGTCAGTTTATCGGGTTTGGCACTGATCAGGATGCGGCCAGTCAGGCCGCAACTGAACTTAATCGCCTGCTGGCACAACAGGAAACGGCTCAGTCGTTTGCCCTCATAGATATGGTGAATCATAAAAAGGTTAATTCAAAAAAATCCATACGGATGCGGGTATGGATAGACCGTTATCTGAAGATACAAGAGGAGCGACTAAGTGAAAACGAAATAAAAATTAATACGCTCAAATCGCGAAAAACATGCGTCGGTGTTCTTGCACAACGGATGCCTGATGTTGGGATACAGGAAGTAACCACGAAAATGCTTGCAGCCATTACCGACGAATATAAAGCCAAAGGTAAAGCACGAATGGCACAAACGCTTAGTAGCGTCTGGATCGATTTGTTCAGGGAAGCACAACATGCGGGCGAAGTTGAGCCAGGATACAACCCGGCACTAGCTACCAGAAAAGTCGTTGCTCGAGTAAACCGCTCTCGACTGAATTTTGAAATGTGGCAAGCGATCTTTGAAGCGGCCAGCGATATGGCCCCTTACGTTCAAAACTCCATGCTGTTGGCGATAGTCACCGGACAAAGGCGCGGTGATCTCGCCAAAATGAAGTTCTCAGATGTTTGGGATGGATACCTGCACGTTAAACAGCTAAAGACAGGTGTGAAACTTGCTATTCCACTCAGTTTGCGCAGCGAGATGCTGGACATTAGCCTGGCACAAGTGATCAAGCGCTGTAGGGATCGGGTTGTTAGCCCGTGGCTTCTTCACCACGTAACGTCCAGCGGGAAAGTAAAAGCCGGCGATCAGGTTGGCGAGAACAGCCTTAGCGTTTCCTTCAAACTCGCAGTGGATAGCACTAACCTTTCCATTGAAAGAGGGAAAACAATGCCTACTTTCCATGAGCAGCGCTCACTGTCCGAACGTCTGTATGAGGCACAGGGAATCAATACCCAACAGCTGTTAGGACACTCATCAGAAAAAATGACAGCACAGTATCACAACGATCGGGGTCTCGATTGGGTGAAAGTAAAGGTGTAG